GAACTAAACGTAGCACTCGTTCCGCTTAATGCGCCACCCAGTGTAATCGTAGTACCATTGTCCTGAATCAAGCTATTGCCTATGGAAGTAGCAGATGTAAACTTAGGAATGTAATTGGTTGTACCACTTCCAGATATGCCACTAAAGGCGTTTACTAGATAGTTGTAGGCTATTATCTCCACGATGTCTCCTGCCACACAAGCTATAGCCAACACAACGGTTGTTCCGTTGGTAGCTGTGAATTCAGCACCTGTAAGCCTACTACCATTGTAAAACACATCTATCAGTCCTACAGAGTAGGTGACAGAGAATGTTGTCTGTCCACCTGTAGCTGTGAATGTTGTTATTGTCCTAAGGGTGTTGAATGGGGTGTATTCAGATCCATATATATACACCTCAATTACGTCATTGAGGGCAGCTGGATCTGTTAGCACCACAGTTGTGGTGTTAGATGCTGTAAAGTCTGTAGCGTTGTCTAGCTTTACACCGTTCCTATAGACATCAAGCAGTCCTACGGTGTATCCACCAGTTATTGTAAATGTGGTTTGTCCTGCTGTAGCTACAAACCTTTGTAATTCTCTTGAATATAATGTTGCTGTACCAGAGGTACCAGATGTACCACTACTACCTGCAGATCCGCTAGATCCAGTGCCTCCACTGGTTCCTGAGCTTCCTGATGTACCAGATGTACCAGCACTACCAGTGCTACCACTTGAACCTGTTGCACCACTAGTACCACTGCTTCCAGATGTACCAGATGAGCCTGATGTTCCAGATGTACCTCCTGTTCCGTCAGTAGCACTTGTACCACTGGTGCCACTAGATCCACTGCTACCAGCTGTGCCACTAGAGCCTGCTGTACCTGAACTACCAGAGCTGCCAGAGGTTCCGCTTGTGCCATCTGTACCTGACGTACCAGATGTTCCCCCACTACCATCAGTGCCACTTGTACCTGAGCTACCACTAGAACCAGCTGATCCAGATGTTCCACTAGTGCCATCTGTACCATTTATTCCACTGCTACCTGATGTACCACTTGTGCCAGAAGATCCAGCTGTACCACTGCTACCAGATGATCCAGAGCTACCACTGCTACCACTTGTACCTGTGGTGCCACTCGTACCACTAGTTCCTCCTGAGCCATCAGTACCACTAGTGCCTGAAGAGCCTGAGGTGGCACTTGTACCAGAGGTACCAGAAGAGCCAGATGTCCCAGACGTACCTGTGGTTCCACTAGTTCCATCTGTACCTGATGTTCCACTTGATCCAGTGAGACCAGATGTTCCAGATGTACCTGTTGTACCAGAGGTGCCTGTTGTACCTGAGGTTCCAGATGTGCCAGAAGTTCCGTTCACACCACTAGTACCAGAGGTACCAGAAGGAGGGGTGAATGTGGTTTGTGCGTAGGAATAATTACTTGTTCCTTCTGTATAGAATGTAATGTTTTGATTTCCTCCTCCAGTGTGTTCTGCATATATTTCGCAATAAAGCCTATCTGTAACAAGCATTGCTGTTTGAGGCAGGAATAAATCTGTAAAAAATTCTTTTAGAATATTGGTGGTCATCACCTCAGTGTCAAGGTTGGTGGTTCCTAAAAACACCACACTTCCACCTGTAGAGTCACATTTGTAAAGATCTACATCCACCTTCATGGTGACGTTAGCATCTATTGAGAAATGCGTCACCCATGCCCAAAGTCCTGAAGGTAAACTTATTACACCTGGATCATTTGAGTCTGTAGCATATGTAGCAATTAGTGTTCTAGTGTTACCAGCAACACTTGTTACCACTGTTTGTTCTGCCCCACCTGTAGGGGTGCCAGACCATTGTTTATATGTAGGAGTGCCTATTGCACTGCTAGTATTTACTGATTGGTTTAGGTAGTATACAAGTCCTCCAGATATACCGTTAGCACCTGAAGAGCCTGAGCTACCTGCAGTGCCTGATGTTCCAGATGTACCTGCGCTTCCTGATGTGCCACTTGTACCACTGGTACCGCTTGTTGCACTTGTACCAGATGTACCACTTGTACCTCCAGAGCCGTCTGTTCCACTAGTGCCACTTGTTGCAGATGTTCCTGATGTACCAGCAGTTCCACTACTACCTGATGTGCCTGAGGTGCCTCCTGTACCATCAGTGGCAGATGTACCACTAGTACCTGACGTACCGCTAGTGCCTGTTGTTCCACTAGACCCACTTGTACCTGTTGTTCCTGAAGATCCAGAAGTTGCACTAGTACCACTAGTTCCTGATGTTCCTCCACTACCGTCTGTACCAGAAGATCCTGATGTTCCAGAGGTGGCAGAAGTACCTGATGTACCGCTGGTTCCTCCTGTACCGTCCGTACCACTGGTTCCTGAAGTACCAGATGAGCCACTCGTAGCAGATGTACCACTTGTAGCAGACGTACCGCTGGTTCCTGTAGTTCCACTGGATCCAGAGGTAGCTGACGTACCTGATGTACCTGACGTACCTCCAGTGCCATCTGTAGCACTCGTACCTGATGTACCACTGGTAGCACTTGTACCACTCGTACCTGTGGTACCAGAAGTACCAGAGGTGGCGCTTGTACCTGAACTTCCAGAGGTTCCACTGGTTGCACTTGTTCCACTTGTACCAGAAGTGCCTGATGTACCTCCTGAACCATCTGTTGCACTTGTACCACTGGTGCCACTTGTTCCACTGGTCCCTGATGTACCAGCTGTTCCAGACGTACCAGAACTACCAGCAAAGCCAGAGAGGAACACATCCTCTATCTTCTCAATGACCACCTGAAGATTGTCATTGGTGTTAATGCCTGTATAGATTAAATTGGGTCCTTCATAAAAGACACAAGTGGCGTTTAACGTAATAGGGCATGGTTCTGCAGCACAGATGACAGGGCTAGTGATAAATGTTGAAGGAGTGCCACATTCCTTGTTAAGCAGTTTAGACAAAAAGGAAGATTGGCTAACAGCTGGGCTGTCATCCTCTACATTTGTATATATAGGCAACTCGTCTTGACAATTGGATGGCAAGGACTCACCTGAGCTACCAGATGATCCTGCACTTCCATGTTGAAATATTTTAGGAAGTACGTTCATGTTCTAAATTAATGTACGATTTTCAATACATCACCTGTACGATACACTTGGCCTGCAAACAGACCAGCAGCTGCAGCAGCAGCATTATCAGCATATTCAGGAGCTCCTGTATATCCTACAGAGAGAACAATTCTCCAGTCTAGAGCACCTGTGCCTGTTGTTTGGGCATACAAAAGGTTCTTGGCTCCAGCTGTTCTTACATAAAGCTGACCCAAATAAATGGCAGCATTTGTAGGAGCATTGGATCCTGTTACAGGAACCAGATTGTCATTTATCTTCTCTAATGCCACCTCTAGACTATCCAGAGGATTGATGTCAGCATTAGCTAGATATTCGCCATTATAGAGGATGCAAAGGGCATTCTCAAAAACAGCACAGGTTGGGCAAATTGCAGCAGTACGCATGTTAGCAAAATTAGTTGTTATTAATTAATTTTCAATGGGTTATAAAAAGTTTTGGCTATAATATAGCTATGTCCTATCTAATTCCGTAGTTAGATTGAACCCTCAAACCAAGGTCTTTGGCTAGGTCAGGATAGAACATAGGAAGGTAGCCAGCCATCTGGTTTGTGAAGGGGAATGTCTTAAGCCAGTATTTGATCACCTTGATCTCCTCAACAGACTCATCATCACCTGTAGCAAGTGCCCAGTTCTCTCTAAAGAAGTTCACTGTACCCTTTCTAAAGTTTTCTACAAGTCCTAGGGATGGGAATATACCGCTGGATACAAGATTCTGGAAGCTGGTGGGATCGTAGAAATATGTCAACTCATCCTTGAACTTGTCAGCAGCCTTCACCATGAATCTATATCTAGCTTTTGTAGCTGCATCTTCTTCATCATCAGGCATGTTTGCTTTGAGGGCAGCCACAAGGATGAACATTGTTGTCAGGAATATAACATCGTACATCTGGTTTCTAATGTTGCTTCTAACCAGGTCCATGAACTCAGCTTCTGACATATTCAGGGTTTTACCTGTGTCTTTCTCATAGTCAGCCTTTTTCTTTTCAAACAGCTCTCTCATGAAATCCACACCCCTCTGATTAGCTACAAGGGATCCATATAAATTGTTAAGGCTTCCTATCAGGTCCTCTGAAAATATGCGGAACACCATTCTCATTCTACCCCACTCATAGGCATCTGAAGCATTGTTATACTTGAGATTACCCATACGTACATCTACCAGACGTGGAATCCAGTTCTTGAATATCATGAACGACTTACCGTATATAGTGAGGTTGATCTTTCTTAAATCATCTTCAGACAAGTTACCAAGAGCATCCTTTGTAAGTTGTTGCACATTCCTTCTGAGCCTAACAACACTTTCAGATTTTCTGTTTACACCAGGTATAACAAACTCATTATCAACAACTTGTGCCACTTTTAATATTCCTTTCTCCTCAACAAGTCTTTTCACCTCATCTTCAAACTTCTGTTCAAACGCTCTTCTGTCTTCCACTGTACCAGCATATTTCTCTGCATACTCAGGTTGAGATCTCAAGAACTCTCTTGCATTCACCACCTCTCCATCCTGCACTATGGTGTTCTTAAGGAAGGCATAGAAGTTGGCTGTTTGTACAGCCCAGTCAGACTTTCTCATGAAATACATAAGAGCGTCTTGTAGGTTCTGCTGGTTTAACTTATTAAGAGACAAGCTGTTAGCCACATCCCTGTTATAGTTTTCTGTCAATGGAAGGAAATAATCCAGAGCACCAATCACTTTCTTTCTGTCTTCCACGCCAGCAAGTTTACCAACAAACAGCATTGCCTCAGCACTTGCATAGTCTGTCTTGGTAAAATACTTACCAGAGTTGATTACAGACTGAGCATTACCACCAAAGAAGTTGGAAGTTGCAGATAGTGCATTCAGTCCTAATGTGGTTATTTGGAATGTATTGTTGAGCTGGTTGATCACCTTGTTAACACTGATCTGTCTGCCGTCCAAGTTCTTTGGGAATATATTCATACCCAACTTGTCATTTATCTTATCACCCCACTTACCAATGTTGCCTAGAAGCTGGTCAAAGGTTTCGCTTTGTACAAACTTCTGACCATAGATAATGGATTTCATCATGTCTTCAACAAGCTTAGTGTTCTCATTATTATCTGGAGTGTATTGGAGTACACCATCTTTGTATTCAGTTCTACCAAACACAGATGTGGCAATAGCCTTTTTGTTTCTTTCTACAGCTACAAGCGCTCTCACCTGATCCTCAATCTCACTGAGATATTGATATCTAATAGCAGCCTCATTATATAAAGCCATTGTTCTGAACAGGTCATCACTCACTTCTCCTTCCACCTCTCTTGCAAAGTATTTAGGAATAACATCTATAGGCTTACCTGTCAAAGGATCAATCTGACCCATTCCTATATCTCCCTCATCAATTGATATGTCTCTAAAGAACTGCTCACCAAGTCTTACATTTCCTCCCATGACAAGTTTCTCTACAAGACTCTTTCTTACAAACGGAAGGAACACACGAGCCTCAGCTCTACCTATATAACCAAGCTCACGATAGATTTCATTTCTTTCTTTGATGTAATTATAGAAGTCTAGAGCAGGTTTATTGGCAGGATTGTTCAACTCTCTCCATTCTTTAGACTCCCAGTTCTCACGTTTAGGATGGAGCTTTACAAAGTCATACAACAACCATCCAGCACTTTCTGTAGTGGATGTGTTATAAAGAAGCTTAGCTTGGTTCTTTTCACGGGTGATTTCAGCATTGATTTCTGCCTCTGTACCCACCCTATGTTTGTTCTCTATTCTCTCAAACTCTTCTGCTAACTTTTTGCTCAGGAACTCATTGTACTCAGACACATTAATGTTATCTCTAACCCATTGAGAGTCTTTCTCTTCTATCTTCTTCTTAAGGGTGGAATAGAACTCAGGATTGAATTCATCAATCAGTTCGTTCTTATTCTTCTTCTTAATGATGTTGAAGTAGTCTTTTTGTGAAAGTCCTTTTGATGCAGCCCATTTGTCATACGCATCCTTCAGAGACTTCAGCCTTTTGCTTTCTGTTAGTGTGTCATATCCTGCAAGGGCAAAAGCCTTGTTTGCCTTCTTGTACAACACTTCCATAGCTTTGAGCTGTATGGTGGCTGTAGAAGCAAACAGTCTTGTAATACCTTTTACAATCTTTTCAGGAGACAATAGGCTATCTACCCCTTCACTCTTAGCAATGATTTCAGATGTGTAGTCGTTTAGAATCTCATTCAGGGATGATTGTATATCTCTAGCGTCATCAGCAGCATCTCTTAAATCGTCTTTAAGTTTCTTATCTTCCTCAGACAACTCTCCAGTGAATAGTCCTCTCAGGTCTGTGTCAAGATTGACATAAGTGTTAATAGCATCTTGGGCTGTCTGTAGTTCTTCAGCAAAGTTATTTATTTCCTTCTGGCTAAACTGTGAAGGATCTTGACCAGCAAACTTACTGTTGTATGTCTCAATAATTTTCTGGATTTGCTTGTTCAATATCTTAGCCTGTCTGAGCAGAGGTTTAAGATTGCCCTTGATTTGCAATTGCCTAATGGCTGTAAACAACTCATTGAGCTGTTCTGCTTTGCTTTGCTTTTCTGAAGGAAGCACCTTCTTCTCAGAGAACTTCTTATATACAGCATTGAGCTTTTCAATCAATGCATCTATCTTTCTATTTCCAGTTTTCTCACCTTCTAGTCCTACAGGAAGCAAATAGTCGTCTGTAATGTTTTTAATATTTACATCTCCTATCTTAACGCTCAGCAGTTGTGGCAGAACGTTAAGCTTTGCGTTACCCTGAGAGTAAAGCGCCTGTATAGGAATCATCCTGGTTTGCTTGAACTTCTCTGGCTTAATACCATAGACGTTCTGTAGGATGAGCTTATACTGTTCCATCTGTTGTCTCCAGGCATTTATCTTATACCAAGGAACGTCTGTATACTTGTTTATATTCAAGTCCATAAACTTCCAGTCAAGCACACTGGTTTCACCAGTTGGCGTAATGGCAAGGAAGTCTATTGTACCAGCTAATCCACGCTTAGGATCATACACAGTTATCTCAGACATAAACCTTGTGCCCTGAGGGAAAGACTTAAGCCTAGCTTCCATGTTTTCCTTCAGAGAGTTGTACATGTCTTTGTTAGACGGGTTGAGCTGAGATACGTATGTAGAGTCATCCAGTAGAGTGTCTCTTAGGTTACCGTTCTCATCTACAAACACCTTGAATATATTCTCTATATCAGCATGTCCAGCTGTACCCTTCTCACGCTTCAAATCATCTACAGCTTTGGCATATTCACTCTTGGTGAGGTCTTTGTCATTAAATCTTCTTTGATACCAGTCTTTTACAATGTCTGTAACCCTTCTGCTCACTTTCTTGCCATCAATATAATAGCCATCATCCTTCTTCTCAATTCTTCCAGACACTTCTTTAATCTTATCAAACAGGGCTTCCTGAGGATTCTTTGAGAAGAATATAGCATCTTGCTCTTCCCTGATGTCCTCAGCTGTACCAATCTTATTACCAGACATAATGTCTATGGCAAGTTGGTCAAATCCACTCTTAGCAAACAGGTTCTTAATAGCCCTTATAATCTGTTGCCACCAGCTCTCCACATTAGCTATCTTCTGTAGAGTTTCCGTGCTACCCTCGTTCTTTTCTATAATCACTTGTGTCAACACCTTGGCAATAGCTTCTTCCTTCAGTTTGATAACATTAGGCTTACCATCTATCTGGTAGTTTGGATCTTTGCTATATGTGGCAAATACGTCATTCAGGATGCGATAGTTGTTAATCTCACCCAGGAGCTTTCTGTATAAGGCAGGATCAGTTTGCTTGATGATGGATACAGCAAAGTGCATTGCTTCTTCAGGAAGTGCTTCAGCCTCTTTACCTTCTACCACCTGTATCAGTTTCTGCATAACAAGCGCAGCACCCTTATCATCATACTTCACACCATTCACCTCAATCTGCTTTAACACCTTGATGTCTACACCAATACGCTTGATGAAGTCTTTGATAAGCGCAATGGTCTTAGGAGATGCCACAGGAGCATCAGGGGTGGGTATAATTGCATCCTCAGGAACATTACCGTCATATTTATCCCACAGGTAGTAGGCAAGATCCTCTCCTTTAGAAGCCACTAGTTCTTTCCAAGAGTCAAGATTTGTATTTGGACAAGTTGCCATTAACAGATTGCTTTTAATATGTTACCAATTTCAGCAGGTGTATATCCCATTTTCTCTAACATCTCAGCATTTACATCTGCAGAGGAATATTTAACACCATCTTTTAGTTCAATTGTATTATCTTGTGAAGGTACAATTTCTTCTTCAGCCACAACTTTAGCACCAAAGAACTTTATCAAATTAGCATCACTAATTTCGTTATCCACTTTCACTGTGCCATTGTTTATAACAGAAGGTTTGCTCTCCAGATAGTATTCAGAAGCTAGCTGACCGTCACCATACAGATTAACAAGTTTGTATATATGTTCTCCTTTAGCTGTTACAAGAGGTTCACCGTTTGCATATTTCACCTTTTGATAACCAAACACATCCTTCAGAGACAAATCACCTTGGGCTTTTTGTCTAGCAAACATGGCACGTGTTACAGTTTGACCAGTTGTCATGTCAATCGTCTCACCAGTTTTCTTGTCTGTTACAACACGAGGTATCTTTACAAAGTCATATTTTACTTCAGCAGAATTGTATATCTCACTGAGTAACAACACTTTACGATCTATAGATTGTACACCAAAGTATTCAATGTTAGGGAACAGAGGTGAAAAGTATTGATATATCTCATTACCAGAAGGATCTTCTCCTATAGCCAGTTCAGCAGCTGCAAAGAACTTAGGTTGTACAGAAGGTACAATTGCATCATCCTTCCAGTTGTTTCTGTAGAACGCACCTTTACCAAAACTCTTAATCTCTTCTGTGGATGTCAGAGGATCAATAACAGGCTTAATCATTACAGACAAATCCTCAACAGGTATGATGTTTCTAATGGATATAGCTGATTGGTATGTACCCTGGATTAGAGACAGTTTAACAAGACCATTATATAAGTCTGGTTCTACCAACTTGAGCTCCCTCATCATGTCTGTATACATGTCTGTATCAAATGCATCCTTCAGATTAGCTCTAAGTCTTACGCTTTTAGCTCCACCGATTCTGTCAGAACTTACCACCTGTAGCTCGTTTAGAAGCTTCATCTCAGGGTGTCTTTTCTTAGCCTGAGCCAGCTGGTCTGCTACAGAATTGTTTGATACAACAAGAGCTTCTATTTCTGTATTCAAAGGACTCTGTGTCTGTATAACGTAGTCAATGAACGATGTCTTCACCTTAGCAGCTATTCTGTTAAAGTCTTCTGCACCAAGGAACTCGTTCTCTAGGAATGGCTTAATGACATCATTTGTGATGATGGTGAAGTCATCCTTCTCAGTCTTGATGATCTCTCCCAAGGATGACATAGCACTGTCAATAAACTTAGCCTGGTTTCCTATGAAAGAAGAATCTAATATCTTATCTACAGAGGAGAATATATTCTTATCTCTAGCTGCTGATGTTCTAGCCTGCTTTCTGCTAAACTCATCACCACTCCTAAACTTAGTAGTGTCATAGTTGGAAGCCTGTGTAAGCTTGAAGTTGTATTCAGCCATTTTAGCATACTTCAAAAACTCATTGAGTATTGCTTCTTGTTCAGCGTTATCCTCACCAGTAGGCATTTGTTGTTTGTTCTCATAATATACTCTGATGTTATCTTTGAGTTTATTAACATCAAACGTACGTCCAAATGATTCCCCAGGGTCTACTGTATATGCAAAACCACCTTTAACATGATCTATGTTCTTTTTACTAAACAGTCCTTTTGCACCAATGCTGTTTAGGTAACTCAGGTATTCTCTAATGATAGGCTGGTTCATAAACCAGATTGTATTCTCACCAGCACCTATTCTCTCAAGGAACATGAACACACCTACAACAGAATTAGAACCAATAATCTTCATGATGTAAGGGTCTTTGGCTACATCTACAAATGATGTGGCATATCCAGAAAGTCTGTCAGAAATGTATTGTGTATTATCTGCAGTCATCTTTCCAGAGATGGATATGTATTCTTTGCCATCAACAACCACACTGTTATGTGGAAGGTACACTTTGCCGTCTCCCAACATTTTCTTATCAAAATCAGACAATGCTTCAAATCTATCTGGGTCAATATACACCTCAGCTTTCTGTGTAAGAGAATGACCTGTGATGTTTACAGCAGAAATACCCACCCACTTCTTAGCAGTGACAAATGCATTCCTAAGAGGAGTCATGTAGTTGCGGTTGAGTAGTCTTCCTGGTATGGTGGTCTCATCTTCCTTCCTAAGAACATCAAGTTCTGTGGCAAGTTTGGAAAGCCCTGCATCATCTACAGGAGAAACCAGTCTGTCGAAGTTCTCAGGCAGAGTGATCATGTCCTCTAGGGAAATGTAATACTCGTTCTCCAAAGAACGTCTGTACATATCATCTACAAACCTGTTCTTCAGTTTAGCCTGTAAGTCAACATCTCCCAGTCTCTCAAGTTCCTTCATTATCTCATCTTCAAACTTAGAAGAGTCTTGTACATCCTCTAGAAGAACATCAAGAAGGTTTGAGTATTTGTCTAATAGGTTGTTTGAATCCTCTAGTCCAAGAGAAAGGATTTGTGCAGCCTCAAGAAGTTCAGCCTTGTTTATCTTCTGTTTCTCAAGCACTTCGTCAAACACCTTACCAAAGAAAGCTTTTGTAGCTTCTTCAGATCCTTGGTATTTAACCAGCTTAATGTCACCATTCTTGTCTATGTATGTAGACTTCAGATAGGTGTTCATTTTATCTATATCAAAGTCAGATCCAGCTTTTGCTGTCACCTCAGAAGGAACAACAATGGTGTCACCCATAGATTGTGGCAGGAATCCTTTCACTCTAAACACCTCAATAGAGGACATAGACTGTGTAGGGATACGGAAACCAATACCTCTGAGGATAGACTTACCCTCTGGGCTGGTGTTTAGATATTTAAGAATAGCCTCATCGTTAGGAAACTTCTTCTTACTAAACTTACCTCTAAACCAATGAGGAAGCAACACTTCCATGTAAGGATCTTCCTTGGTGTAGAACTTAAGCTCTGGGTTTGGTTTGCCAGCCTTTCTGTTTTGTTTCTCCCATCCTGTTACAGGAACCTGCACCTTAGGAGCACCGTTCATCTTAGGACTAACAAGAGACTTGTTAACCATAGAGAACAGAATATCTTTTATTTGCTTGTATGCAGGAGATGCTTCGAAAGGAATAATAAACTGACCATTCTCGTCAAGCTTGATTGTGTCCTTAGCATTCTCAGCCATCTCTCTTCTGAGCAGTTCATACTCAAGAGTTTCCTGTACAGCTTTAGGATTTACAAGACGGAAACCATCACCTAAGTCCTCAAGGCCCAGTCTGTTAAGAAGGGTTTTGTATCCATTCTCATGGAGGTCATTGAGAGCTTTGAGGTTACGCTCGTAAGCTTTCTTAGCTTGTTGTGTGCCCTTACCATCACTAAATAGGTCAAGGCTAGAAAGTTTTGTCAACTGAGAACCACGGGTTTGATCCTTAGGATTCTCATAGGCATTCTCCACTTGTATACCATATGCCTTCCAAGGCACTTTTACAATGCCATCAAAAGGTTTCTCATTGATAGAACCATCAGCGTTATACATGTTGTACAACTCTGTAGCTCCCACCTTTCTGCCACTCTCAAACACAGCATATCCAATGTTCTCTTTCCACATCTTGATGTAGAGTTTCTCAAGATTTCTGCCCTCAACATCTTTGTAATACAAAGGCATTTGAGAGAACTTATCTAGCACGTTGTCAATCTTTGTCTCAGCAGCTTTAACACCAGACACAATAGGTTTGAGAACGTCTGTTACAAATGCAGGCTCAGGTTTGCTAATCAGCTCACTGTCAGCCTTTTGTAATCTATCACTTGTGTATACGTATTCACCTTTAGCAGCCAGCTTGTTTCTTGTGTAAGCCATTTGCCATTGATGCCAAGGTTCTGAAACTTCATCAATCCACTGACCATTCTTCAGCTTCACTTCTCTGTATGTGGTGTCCATAATAAACGAAGCAGCATCTGCCTCATTGATCTTAGGATAGAGTTCACTAGACAGATTGATGTCAGCCAGTGTAACAGTGTTTGTATAAGACTTATGTAAATGATAACCAGGATCGTTAGGGGTGAGTTTTACACCGCTAGCTGTATTGTAGTCATCATTAAGGAAGCTGTTATACTCAGGGCTGTCAAATGTAATTCTGCGTGGAGACAGGAAGCTTTTGATACGTTTGGTCTCATCCAGCTTACCATTCTTTATGGCAAACTCATATGGGTCACCAAAGATGAGTTTGTGCAGTTCTATGTTATTAATGATATAGTTTGCGTTTACAAATGTCAATAGGTTCTTAACGTCTTGCTCAGACATATTAAACTTATTGATATTAAACTTATTGATATCACTTGCTGTTGTAAACTTGTCCTGTAGTCCTGGGTAGCTATACTGACCTTTTTTAATCAGGGATATCTGGTTATTGTCTATGAGAAGTTTTGTTGTTTCTTCCACTGTGGTGTTAATGAAGTCAGCCACAGCAGCGTTAATATCATCAATGTTCTTATCAATATATTCGTTGATCTGGTCCTGTGTAGAACCATTAGCAATCATTTTCTCTATTGCGTTAACATCCTTTTCTTTCAGGATTTCCTTGAAGAAGCGAAGTTCTTTTGCCTTGTCTCCAACATTTTTAAGATTCTCTCTGTTCTCGTAGTCAAGAGCAAGAGCCACCTCATCCTGCAGATATCCTTTAAATACACTGTAAATCTTATTCCAGCCTCTTCCACCAGCTATGTCAACAAATGGCATGTGGTTACCAAGGTTTATCTTCCACTCTGTAGATCCGTCAGCAGGAACCAGGATATAGTAGTCACCGTTCAGATTCTCATTGATCTCTTGTGTAAAACGATCTCCAAGTGTAAGTTTACTGGTAGTAACACCCTTGTCACTATCCACTGTCTTCCTACCCTGTATGTATCCAATCTTAATTTTCTTATATCTTTCTCCTTCTGCGTTATAGAAGTTCTCACCATCCTTAAGCGTGATGCTGTTTGTAGAGAATACATCATTGAGTTCTGGTCTGAGCTGTTTCAGCTCTTCAACTGTCTTAACACTGTTAAACTCGTTCTCCATTATGGAAGGAACGTTGTTATCAGCATAAGACTGAATACGTTGATTCTCAACACCAAAGTAGGTGGAGTCTTGAGAAGGATTGGTTACATTGATGTATAGGTTGGCCAGGTCAGACAGCTGAGGATTGATTCCAAGTGTCTTGCCTGTGATTGTTCCCACCTCAGTGCTCTTCTGTATGTAGGTGTATATTCCTGCAACAGCTTTACCAAATTCATCCTTCTGTGTAGTCTTCAAAGAAGTGTATGCGCTAAGAGGGAAACTTACACCAAGGTCTGCAAGGAAGTTAACCATTGGTTGTGGTTCTTTAGGAACTGAACCAGGCAACTTACTTTTGTCCACCTCAAAGGTTTGCTTCTGTTTGTTCTTCTTTATAATGGATGCAGGATCATCAGCCAGAGCTTTCATGTTCTCAAACCACTCACTTTGTAAAAGTTTACTAGCAGTGAACTGATTAGCAGGAGCTGTGTACACACTGTTACCATCAAAGTATTGGATGTCAGCATTAGGCTTTTGCTTGGTGAATGTCTGGTAGAAGTTGATGAACAGTCTCCAGTCTTCTCTGCTAGAAAGTTTGAAGTCCATGTTGTCCAAGTCACCACCTATACGCTGGAAGAAACGAACAAATGTACCATCATTTTTAGCAAGATTGACAAGCTTGTCCTTTATCAATTTAAGATTGGTTGTGTTAGAAACCTTATCCAACACTGTATTAAACACTCTACCAAAACTTGCTAGCTTCAGACCTTTCACACTAGATGTGTCACGCTCAGGGAGTTTTAGAGAGGATGCAGTTTGCTGATTTGTAGGCTTCACCTCAGGTAGGGTGGCTGCTACAAGTTTAACTGGGAAAGGAGAGGTCTTCTTCCAGTCTGTAGAGAATGGTTCTGGAGCATAGTCTCTATTAGAAACATTCTCATCATTTATATCCACTGTGTCTTCATCATTGAAGCTAATACCCAGTGTACGAAGCTTTTCTTTTGTCCTGATAACCAATTGGTTAAAACGTTCTTCTCCAAGCTTCTGATATTTTTTCTCAGCATCACTTGCATAAGCTTCTTTAATTCTATCAAAGATTTCTTTACCAGTGATTTTCTTAATATCGTAGAGAGACTTCTTGCTGTCTCCAAATATATAGTTAGCTACACGAGCTGTCATATCTTGGACAAACTCATAAGCCTGTGTTTCTGTAAGTCCAGGAATACGCATGTATTCAGGAGTGGAGGCAGCAATAGAAGCAGGAAGTGTAAGGTCTTTAAACTTACCAGCCTCAATAGCTTTGAACAGCTGCTCCTTCATAGAAGGTTTCTGTACAAAGGATTTGAAGAAGTCTATAATACTTCTAAAGAATCTAACAACTCTTTCTCCTAGATTGCGTGCAGGAAGTTTACCCACTCTAAATGCACCAAAGTCATCAGCTATTCTTTCCTTAGCCTGTTGGTCTGTAGCATCAGCATAGTTTATCTTCTTACCAGAAGCTCTGTCTGTAAACTGACCAGCTTTAGCTTTGAACTCATCCAGAATTAATTGTCTTTGCTCAGGAGTGAGGAACCCTTTCCATATACCCTCAAATACCTCGTGGTATGGAGTGGTGCCAGGAGCACCCTTATAGAACTTAGCTACATTGTTCTCAAACACACCCCACGCTTTTTCGTTATCATATGTATTTACTAGATTGTCCAACACCTCGTATGGAATAGTAGGTACTTTATCTGCAGCCCAGATTTTAAACAGTTCTATCTGTGCATCTGTAAGCGTTTCAACACCAGCCTCTTTTGCACCCACTCTCATGTAGTCATCCTGAGGAGCACCTGTTCCTTGTGGATTATATTTCTCTGTTGTAGGTTTAGCTCCTTCTAAAGCAGCTAGTTCTGCATCATATTTAGCATTAATAGGTTTAGCAATCTCATCAAATTCTTTTAAATAAATCTCTTCTTCAGTTGATTCTTCTGGAGATATAGATACAAAAGCACTTTCATTTGGTAACTTTGATTGCTTTTCTGATCTTAGCTTTGGTTCTTCAGAAGGATCAAAATCAAATAAATTTTTTCTTCTCCATTTTTCCCATGCTTCTTGATGTTGTTTTTCAGCATCAGCTGATGTATTTTCTTCACTATTAATAAAGTAAGTAACTTTTCCACCCTTTGTTCCAAATAAATCAGTGGCATAATGATAACTCTTAAGTCCTTCATAAAAGGATTGATACAAACTATTCATGTCTGGATCTGTTATAGTATAACTTGAACCAGACACTTTTACTTTTGGATTTTTATATAAACCTTTTTTTGTAGCTATTCCAGCACGAGCATAATTAAGTCTGAGAGAATTTAATTCTTCCTCTCTTCTTCTTTCTATATCAGCTTTCTTAGCTTCTATATCAGAAACAGGAGCTGTTGGTGTAACAGCTGTTGTTATAGGTTCACCTGTTGGTGTACCATAAGGAGTGGTTGGAGTGAATACAGCAGCTGTTGAAGGAGCAGTTGGTTGCAATGTCTTGAGCTCAATGGCTAGCTTGTTTGCTACATATGTTGTAACCAATTCTACATCATCTGCAGAAGCATCAAATTGATTAGCTTCTTTGAGAACAGGCACTATTGTTTCGTTTACAAGCTTGCCGTTCTTAGCAGCATTGATGATAGTATCATTTGACAATACACTCACTGATATATCACCCTTCTCATCCACTGTTCCTGTAAAGTCAATAGGACCAGTCTTGAATCCTGTAAAGGTGTTCTTTGTCTCACCATCCATTACAAAGTCACCAAGAGTTGCCTTACCCTCAGCTACAGCTTCCTTTGTAGCAGCTGCAGGGGCTGGGGCTTGTATCATTGGGAGTTCAAAGTCAATGAGCGTAGCATACTTCTGCTTGAATGAATAAGGAATAGCCTCTGTGGGTTTAGCTACAGAAGTGACAAGCGGAGTTTGATCAGCGCTTCTACCCTTCTTGCTCAGAAGGTAGGCTTGATAGTTAGGCCATTGTTCTTCAACCAATTGATCATTATCTACCTTGTATTCATAGAAAGGCTCATAGAACCTGTCTCTGAGTGTAGAGTTGTTGATAGCATGGAATGCTTCTTTGAGCATATCCACAATCTCATCTTTCTTATTTACCAGATCTCCAGGGGTATAGTTCTTACCTCCCAGTGACACTTCACCAGTGGAAGTGTTTATAAAGATTTGGTTTCCAGAAGTGGTGCCAGTCTTTCTCCAGAACAGAACGTTCTGAATGTATGTAGCCAGGTTTGGATTGAGTTTCTTTGTTTGTTGGAACTCATCCATCATGGTCTTTACAGCAAGATAGACAGCATTTGCCTTCTTATCACCAAGACGGTTATTATTTATAATCTGTAACGTGTCACCATATTGCAACACTACAAGACCATTGTTAAACTTAATGTTCTCACCATTGTGAGCAATACTACCCTGTGTAACCACCTGTAACAGCCCTTCCTGTGTAGCAATCTTGCTCTCAGGGATGAGGATGTCTCCAATTTGATTTCTCTCGTATTTACCATCTACAACATTGATAACAGGAATACCCCTAGATATAGAAAAGCGATATGCTTTTACAGGGAATGCAGGAGATTCAAATATCTCCACTCTCTTAGCTGCCCATCCTTTAGAAGCAGCTTCAGCAGCTTCCAGTTCATCAGCTCTAAATCTAGGTTTACCAGACCTGTCATACAGAGAAGGTGTAGGCATGGTTTGGAATATCACTTGTTGAACATCAACAGGTTTTCCAATCTCACCAATACGTTTACCCTCTTTATCTACAAAATATGTTTTACCATCTTCTTGTTCTACAAACACTTGTGCTATAAGACCTGTTTCTACGTTTGTAGCATCACTAGCATCTGATGTTCCATAAGACAAGGCTGTGAGACCAGAGAGTCCTAATGCTGCTTCTTGGTTTGGTGTAACAAGAATAGCAGCAAGGTTGCCCTTGTTCTTAAAGTTCTTTGCGTTATTGAGGAACTCTCTAGAGTTTCTAATGTGTACAGATTCTTCAGCATTTTCTGTAGGAGTGGTTCCAGATATAAACAACCTATAAGCAGACTTTAGCTTACCCTGTGTAGCAGCTAATGCTTGAAGTTCTTCAGGAGTGGGAGGAGGAGGTGTAGCTATTGTACCAGACTTAGCCTCAAGCTCAGTCTGTTGTTTATCAAGAGCAGCTCTGTTTTTAATGAGCTCTTCTTGTTGTTTTCTTTCTTCTTCTTGACGTTTTACAAACTCCTCTGTTCTTCTGTTAAACTCAGCCTCTACATCATCTGTAAGAGCTTGATCTGCCAGAGAGTTTACATAACCAAGTTTACTATCACCTTCTTTCATCTCAGGAAGATCTTTGTATTCTTCCTTCTTAAGAACAGCATCTATGGACTCATCCATGATTTCTTCTAGTTCTTTGGATGTATTATCTTCTTCTGATAGGTTGTAGTTTTTTAAATCCTCTGGAGCAACAAACTTAATCTTACCTCCAGGCAGCTTCACTTCTAACTCACCACCAAGGGTTTGAGAAAGCACTGTGAGCTTTGGAGCCATGTACAGCATACTTCCCTCTTTCATCATTGACTTGTCAAGGGAATATTCTTTACCAATCTCCACTTGTTTCTCAGGTTCTCCTACAGGCACAGGAATTTCTATCTTGTCTCCTACGTTAAACTCAGGATCTGTTTCATAGTTGAGAGGATTGTTTTTGATGTCCTCATATTCTTCCATGAATATTTTCCTGCGTTCACCAAGACTGATGACATCTTGTAAAGCAGTTTTCAAACCGTCCTTAACATCAGAGGTTGTAGAAAGATCGTTTATGTTATTAAGGATTTCTGCTGTGGCTTGTCTAGAAGGTCTTTTACCTTTCAATACATCATCCAATAGATTGCCAACAATAATACCCTTTTCTATCAGGATGTTGTTGAGCATAGGAATACGAAGGTCATAGTCAGCTATCTTACTAGATGCATATGCCATCTTATCAAGTACATAAGGGGAGTATTTAGGACTGCCATCTTCTAGCTTTTCACCAGAATATCTTATGTACAAACCGTTGTATATTTCGTTTGTGTTCTTAGCTACACGTTCAAAGTTGTTTAGTCTTGATTGGAAGCTGTCAACTGTGTCATTGATATTAGCAATACCCTGAGACTTTAACTCAGCGAGACCAGTTTCTGAAGAAGACATTTGACGAAGCTCAGAAACATCTTCCATCACCATGTCAAATCTGCCATACTTGATTCTAGGAGCCAAGTAGTTGTGCATCATGTCTGTCCTCAAGTCACGAGCTTCAAGTTCGTTTCCTGTAAGAATAGCTGCTTCATGTTGTTGTTGCAACACTACACCCCTATTGACAGAACTCATTTTATCTTGGAACGCTTCTTTGAAAGAAGGAGCTTTACTAATTTGATCTAGGAAACGTTGTGTGTTTTCAGTTTTAACACGTTTCTCTTGAGCTAGTCTTGCAGCTTGCAAAGGTCCACCTGTAAGACCGCCAAGCAGGAAACTTTCCATACCCTCTTTAGACACAAGAGCACCCTCTCCTTTACCCTCTTCATCTTTACCAACAAAACCATATATAAATCCATCCACCCAAACATCAGCATCATCAGACTTCATTGCCTTGCTGAAATAGTTTTGTGTACCCACTTGAAGAGCAAACTGACCAACCTCTTGTCCTGCTTCCTTAGGATCGAATACATATCTACCAACACTTGTGGCTCTTTCAGCTATCTTTCCTAGTTTGGTATCAGGAGTTTTTGCAAGCACATCATCCACTCTTCCAGCAAATGCACCAGCTGCTTGTCTTGTGTTTCTATAGGATGACCCTAATAGATATGGAAGCTGTGCATATTCTGTAGCACCAAGAAGTGCAAGGTTGCCAAAGAACGATGTCTTACCAACCTGGTCAGCTTTTTTGTTTATTTCTTCTAGAACAGCACCTGTAGGTTGTTCTCCATATTTATCTACGTATTCTTGAATCAGAGAATCTCTAAACTGGTTGCCTGTTTGCAAAGCTTCAAATGAAGCCTCACCAGCAGAAGAGTATGCAGCAATAGCTGTTCTACGAGCAGAGTTGCTAAACTGTGAAAAAGCTCCTACGCTCTTCTCAATCTGTGCAAGCTTAGAGCTTGTAGCAGTGACATCTGCAATAGAAGACAATTCTTTTCTTAAGATTTCAGCAGCCTCAACATTCTTACCAGCACTAAAAGCCCTTGCTGTATTTCTCAACAAAGGTGAAAATATCTTAAACGCTTGAGACGATTCAGCTGCAACAGCACCAGCAGATGCCACTCTTCCCAAAGCTGCACCAGCTCTAAGAAGTCCAGCATTGGCAATATTACCACTCACCATAGCACCTACAGCAAATCCTGCATTCTTGATTAGTTTATCAAAAAGGAAGTTAGCAGTGAACCAGTTATCTGGAGAATACCAGGCTGAATCTCTTTCAGCTTTTGTATAATAGTTTGGAAGGATTTTATCATCCACCTCTTTGTTCCATTCGTCCAAACCTCTCATTACACTATTGTCCCATATGTCAGCAAGTCTTCCTGAGAAGGGAGCTCTAGCTACTCCATATAACATACCAAAACCTCCAGCGATAGTTGTAGCTGTGAGGTTGACACCTTTCAATATACCATTGGCTCCTTTGTCAAGAATACTCTGACGTTGAGCTGCAGCTTCCTCATTATCATATCCGTACATTACGGTTTTAAATCTACCACTTCTATCTCCAGCAGCTTCAGCCATGGTTATGCTAGAAGCATCATATCCTGATTTCTTAGGTGTTACGTAATTAAGGGAAGTATCGTTCAGTGGATTGTACTCACGATTAGCCACAGAGAGGTTGTCAGAAGAAGCCCCTGCTGCTCTTTTGTACGTTGGTGTGCCTGAAAGATTAATTGGTAACTCTGGCATTTGTTTTATTTTAACTCCTTATCAAGCATAGATTCAGTGAGTAAACTTAAATCAGCTTGTGCTTGATCTTCTGATGTATATATACGAGAAAACTCTGGATTGAGAAGTTTACCAGTGATTCTATCTTTGAAATATGCTGTCACTGTATATCCTCCATTAGGAAGAACATTTAGATCTGCTCCTAGAGGAATATACTTCTTAGATCCTGACATTGATACAAGATTTTCTGAACCTATGGCAGCACTTTCCCAAGCTCTTGGATCAGTGGTGAATGCACCAAGATTGGTAGATCCAAACTTGCTAACTGCTGCTCTTGCTCTTAGAGGATTAAACTTATATGGATTAAACTTAGATCCAGTGAGTTGTTCAAAATCTCTTTGTACAGGAACATCAGCCTCAATAACATCACCCTTATCTGTAGTGATAATCATTGTACCCTTCCATGCACCACCTTCCTCAAAAGGTGCAGCTGCTCTGAAGGATATCTTTGAGTTAGGATCTGCTAGGGCAGTGAGAGCTTTACTCTTATTATAGTTCTTTCCTGTTAAAGAAGATGCACTTGATATGAAGGCAGAAGCTTTGTTCTTAGCAGCTTTCATTCCTTTCTCATCATCTTCACCAAAAGAGAATGTCTCGTCTGTATTTACCACTCTAGCAAGAAAATCATTCTTCACCTTTGAAGCTTCTTTGAACTTACCCCAATCCTTTGTATACACACTAAACATTCCAGACATTTTTTGCAGGTCCATTCTTTTTTTCAAATCATCTTCTGAAAGATGTCCTGCTTTGTATGTATTTAGTGGGAAGTCTTTTAAAGAACCATATTTAGCAACAATCCTATCTTCCGCACCCTTGTCATCATTCTTAATGAGAAGCATATAATCAAGGATGTCTTCCTTACTCACTGTTACACTTCTACCATCCTTCAATTTAACATTGACTGGTTTGAGGGTTTTGGTGTATTCATTTACATCTACACCAGTGGCTTTAAGAGCCTGATCATCAGCAATCTTTCCAAGTGCTAGAAGAGTGGTGTAGTTGTAATGGTTCCTTCTGAAGTTACCAATAGATTCTCTGTCCGAAGCACTCATCTGAACACCGTTCTCTTTTGCCTTGTTATCAAGGTTTAGTATCCATCTGGTTAAGAACTGATCTGTAGTTTCATTGTTGTCTTTTGCAAACTTCTCAACCATTTTAGAAACGCCAGCTTTTGTAAGAGCGTTTCCACTACTGTCCTTACCATCATTCAACTTGTACAAATAATTGTACATGAGGTCCATTCCAGTTTGTCTGTTTGTTTGTTCTATACCACGAACTTGGGCTTCTTGTCTCTGTACAGCGGTTCTATTTTCTTCCCCAGATACATCAGCAGTGAGACGGAGTAGTTCTCCACTTTCTCCTGGTTTTTTAGGTTCAGGTTTTTTATTCCATTTACCTGTAGCTTGATCAAACTCATAATCAGCTTGGAACTTAAGTTCTTCTAACTCTTGTTTACGAACAGCCATTCTTTGATCAAAAGCTTCTTTCCTTTCTTTGAAGGCATAGTCAGCTTCCCAATTGAGTTGTTCTGTAAGAGGACTCTTTAAGTTCTTCTCGCTCTTTTCGTATTTCGTAAACTGTTCGAGAAGGTTGTTCTCGTAGTTTGTTTTGTAATACTGCTGTTTGAAAGCATCAGGATTAGCTTGTGCAAGAGCACCAAGAGCTAAATATTGATCTTTGTATTTCTGCTTATCGTCCTTAAGAACTTTAAGTTTCTCTTCCAACACTATTCTTTCAACACCACTCATTTTTCCTGTCAGAAGGGTGTTGAGTTCTAACATGTCAGAATCAGCTTCCCCTATCTTCTTATCATACTGTACACGATAGTTGTCTATAAGAGACTGTGCAGATATGCCTCTTGTGTTTGCCCAACCATCAATAGTAAGTTGATTTTGTACGTCTCCTCTACTAAGTACATTTTCTACAATAGACTTCACCTGTTTCATGTTGGTTGATGTCTCAATTTCAGTCATGGTTCTAGCAGGTATAGGCTGACCGTCTTTTCCAAGTATTAGTCTGCCTTTTGCATCAGTTTGGTACATCTGTTCTACCACTGACTTATCTATTCCAGCAGCTTTCATGTTCTCACCAATGAGCCCCATGATGTCTGTATAGGGAGAATAGGTTCCATTGAAAGAAGCATCAAGTGGTCCGTCTAAATAAGGTTTTACCACTCTATCTAGAAAGAACTCTTCGTTGTTCTTGTCAGACTTGCCTTTCTTTCTATAGTCTTCCATAGAGGCAAATTCCTTTCTGAGCCTAGCTGTAGAACTCACTGCGTTCCGTACAATAGGATCCTTTACCACCTGATTGGTCATTCCAGACACGGAATTGACCAACTGGAAGTTAGAGAAATCACCAGCCGCTACGATTTTTAGGTTGTTTCCAAGTTCATTCAGTTTAGATTGCAAATATGCCTTGTCTGAATCTCTGTAGATATCTAGGCCAGCAACATTGTTAATCTGAGACTGAATCTTTTGTAAACCCTCATCATAGCGCCTCTGTTTCTCCATACCCACATTCACCATAGCTTCCACAGGAAGCTGCTGGATGTAGGGGTTAAATTGCGGTATGAGGTCTGTAAATGAAGCCATGACACATTAAGTTAGCAAATGTAATATGAATAATTATAATTTCCAAGAGCTATAACGAGTTTTGGTAATTCGCTATAACTGAATTAGTTATATACTTTTTAAGGACCTTACGATGGAACCATTTTTGACAGATTCGGTGCTTGATTTTTTAGCCTTTTCCTCAAACACTTTTCTGTATTCTGCCAGCTGAGCAGGGCTAGCGTTGGCAATCATTGCCTCAAAATCTACCAGCGGGTTCATGTTTATAGCCCTGAATCTAGGATCAAAACGATAGTTGTACAGGTTCTCGTACACTTGTAAAGTCCTGTTTTCTAATCTGTTCTGAGCATATTTAGCAGCAACTGAGTTGAGAGCAGCTTGTGTTGTAGCCTTGGTTTTAGACTTAGCCATCTCTTGTCTTTCATACTGCTGGTCAAGAATAGCAAGGTTTTGCAGCTTAGCTTGGTTCAAGAGGTTCCTGTTTTCTCTGTACACCTGATCTTTCATAGCCTGATTCATACGGAATTGCTCACCTAGCACCCTCTGATTGGCAGTATACTTCTGAGCACCTAGCTGACTTTGAAGGGCAGGATTGTAGCCAAATAGCCTCTGCTGTGATCTGAAGGAAGCCTCGTTCTCATTTAGTATATCCTGTAGAGATATATCATAAGGCACGCTAAGCTGGGGCTGGAAAGTCTGAGCTCTTACGGGCTCAAGCTGGTTGGTAGACAATGCATACATCTCTCCATAGAGCTGTGAAGCATCTAGGGGCTGTGCGTCTGTAGGTCTCAAATAAGGAATCACCTGATTGAAAGCTGTCATCCAAGGGAACTTTTTAGAACCAACTGGTTGTATAACCTCCTTCTCCTTTTCTTTTTCTGCAGGTAGTGCATCTTTCATACCTGTTAGGGTAATGGTAGGGAGGGTCTCTGTAGCAGCTGGAGTTTGAGATTTCTCCATAGTGTTCTTAAGAGCAGACATATACTGTTGACTTCTCTTTCCAAAGAGAGCATCTTCATTGCTTCTAACATCTGATGCAGCATATCCCTTTTTCTTTCCATAAGCAGTGAGAGGTTCAGATGAAAGAATCTTCTCAGCATAAGGTTTTGCTAGTCTATTAAATTCTTTTTGGAACTTAAGAACAGCAGGACCTGTCTTTGCTTTTTCAGCAGCTGCATATAGCCCTTGCAAATATTCATAATCCTTTTGCTCTAGCTTAGGAAGATCTGCACCCGCCTGAGCTTTCATAATTGTCTTGCCAAGCTTAGCCATAATGTTGCCCTTGTCTGTTGTCTTCAAACCATATTCCTCTATTGTATCATTCATGGCTGTCTGTAGAGCAGAAGCATCCATTTTCTTCTGAGCAATGTCCTTGAGCTTTTGGTTTGCTCCCATAACATTTGCTTGTAAAGAGTTGAATTTCAACCTGTCAAATGGTGTCTGCACCTCCATTTCGTCAATAGCTGTTATAGACTTATCTACCAATTTGTTTTGTTTATCTTCTGTTTTTGAAAGTTCTTCTACGTATTTCTTAAAGTTTTTACCCTCAGCCTTTGGATCACCCAACAGCTTTGGAATCTTCAAGTTGCCAAACACTACAAGGCTAGAATCACCACTAGAGCCATCTCTCATCTTCATAGCTGGCTCACCTCTTTCCACCTCTACAGGATTGTCACCATAGGTGATTCCAATGCCTGTGTTTCCTTTTCCATCAGATTCATCGTGAGACTGCCCTCTGAACATTACAGTTTCTCCACCCTCTGGGAGGTATGGATTGTAGGACATAGGTTCAGCTCCACCGCCCCAATGTATTTGCAACTCACCACCCATTTGGAAGTCAGGTCTTTCTGTAGACATAGCTGCTGCACTAGGAGGTGTGTATTCTTTTAGATGACCGCCAGCTCTAAGCATGTCAGCATCTGCTGGGGGTTTGAGAAGGTCTTTCACCTTGTGTTCTCCAAAGGTGGTAATCACCTGTGGCTGCCATGTATGGCTCACCCACTCGTATGGGGAAGTGGTCATACCACCATCCTTCATAAAGGAAGTGTATTGCTTTTGTGCTCCAGGGATGCCCTGTTGCAAAGCCATTGTTTGAATGTTCTTTTGTGTAGCTTCTTTTGCTTCTTTAATCTTCTGTGGTTTTCTGTCAACCAGACTACCAATCAATTGTCCTCCCACTTGACCAATCATTCCTCCTATAGGACCACCTATAGCAGTTCCTGCAACTTTACCTAGTTTTCCACCAATCTGACCGCCAGCATTTCTACCAGTGATTCCAGTCATGAGTTGGCTAGCAGCATCTCCACCACCAGCACTAGCAAATTCTGTCAAGAAACCATCTTGAGCTTTATGCATTTTACCACCATGGTAAAATTGTTTATATCTCTCGCTCTCGTTCAAAGGCTCATATCCCAAGTCATCATATAATGTATTTGGAGCATATGTGTTCATAATCTCTCCTCCACCAACAGATGCACCATTTCTAGCCAGTACGTTTGTACCTACACCATATATTGGGAAGAATTCTTCTCCTGTGTTTACTACTTGCTCAGGACGTAAATACTTACGTTCTGTTTGTTCTGGGCGGGTTCTGGCAGCTTGCAGAGATATATCACTAACAGCTTTGGCTTGTTCAGCTTGCTGAAGCATTCTTTTTTCTTCTTTCAAGGCTTGTATATCTCCAGCAATACTTCCAAGAGGAGTTAGTACCTCAGCTGCTTTTGCTAAACCTGCTCCTGGTACTTCTTGCACAGTGGATCCACCAGGCAAATTACCATAATATCTGTCCACACCAGTGATGTCATAAGCTGAAGGACTAACCACATTTTGTGATCTGCTGTCAGGCAAACCCATAGGTTTGTATTGCTGAAACTGAGGAGCATTAAAATTATAACCAAAGGATGGTGGCTTTAAGTTTGATTGCAAAGGACTCCCTGCATTCTGATACTTTGGTATCTTCTTTCCTTTCTTTGCAGCCTCTCCAGCCATCTGTGCAGCCTGCCCAAGATTGCTAACAATCTCACCAAGGCCACCTGCAGATTGTTGAGCAGCAGCAAGTTCAGCTTGTCTATAAGCTTCTTCTTTACGCTGATCTTCTGTAGAACCTGTTATAGCATAGTCAGCTTGGTCATATACATCTTTGAATGCAATTGGTTGATAACCAGCATCTTGTGCACCACCAATGTAGGAACCTATCTGAGCCTTCTTTAACTCCTTGCCATGTTTAGCCATGAAAGCTTCCTCTGTAGGAAACTTCTTGTAGAATTCCTTCTCAGACTTAACACCAGCAATTTTAAGCATCTGTTTTTTCATGTTACTTATATTTATCTAACCAGCCGCCCTTGGTTGGTTTGTTATAGTTTGTAAAGTTAAGTGATTGATCTAACTTCTCAATGGGATATTGATCAGCCATGTTTACACTTACACCACCATTCTTCATCTTCTTTTTCTCTATGTATTCTTTGCCATATTTAGGAACAGCAAATCTTTCGTAGTCTTCAGGCTTGATATATGTTGTATCTCCTTTTGGTCCACGGAATCCTATTAGAGCACTTCCCAATCCACTTCCTGCTCCAGGAGAATATACAGGAGTTCCCTCATATACATTCTGCTTTTTCTCAACAACAGGTTCTGCTTTCTTCACCACCTCTTGTTTAGGTTGTTGCAGTTCTTTCTTCTTTGGTTCTTGTTTTTTAACTGCTGGTTTTTCTATTTCTGCACGACTAAAACCACCTGAACTAGTGTATATTTTATAAGTCTTATTATCCTTTTTATATCTATAATAACCATCTCCATCTTGACCTGGAGTTGCAGTCCAGTCTTTGCCATCAGAACTAAAAACTTTTTTTAAATCTTCTGTTGTAAGGCCAAGCTTTTCCAGATAACTTTGTTCTCGTTTTCTGTATTCTACAGGTTGTTCTGGCTTTTTCCATTCAGGAAGATTTGCTTGTGCTGGTCTAGGTTGACCTCCAAGTTTTTCTGTAATACCCGTTGCATCCCAAAAATCTCTCAATGTTATAAGGTCTTTAACCATGTTATCTGGGTTAGGATAGTATGGTTGTATTTTTATTGGGAGTATTCCTTTGTTTGCTTTGGACTGGTACTCCTTCATTATCTCAGCTATCTTTTCATAGTTTTTATACCCACCAGTCTCTGTTAATGAATTATCCAAAAGCTTATTTCCATGTGCTTTTAATGCAGCTTGTAGATTCTTGTAAATAGGACTTTTAGGTATAACCTTCATAAGATTCTTATCGTTCTGAAGTATGCCAGCCATTCTTTGACCAACGTTATAACTATACAAACTATCCTGGTATGTTTTCAACCTAGGATCATTAGGATCTGACACATACAAGGGTTGTCTTATTCCTTGTTGAGCAACAGGGTATTCTGTTACGTATTCCCCATCAAAAGAATAATCTTCTCCTGGCTGCATGTATTGCACATCTCCTGTGTCAGATATACCAATCAATGGTTGATCTACACCCTCCATAGTGATGTCTGTAGATGGGATGATTACAGGGTTGCCTACATTCTCAGGGTTCCAATATCCCATAGGATCTACAGGAATCTCACTACCATCTCTACTAATATTCCTAGGTTTCCAGTCTAGTCCTTCTTGGTAGTATTTCATTGAACCACCGTTTTCCCATTGATCATATGTTTGGTAAGCATCTGTAGATCTTCCTGCAGTAGGCCCATATTTACCAACACCTTTTAGTGTTTCTGCTACAGCTTTAGCATTTCTTTTTTGTCTTCCTGTTGCAGCAAATGCTTTAGAAGCAGCTTCTGCAAACTTACCTATTTTTCCTACCTTTCCAATCATAGGAAGTGCTCCGAATATTTCCAATCCAGTTTCAGGAGACATTCCAGTTTTCTTGTATGATCTATATACATCATCCCAAGACGTTATTCCTGTAGGATCAACTATCTCAACAATGTTTTCTAGATTAGAATCTTCTTTAATTTTCTTACCACTTTGTGCACTAGCCTTTGTCTTCTTAGCATAAGGACCATTAGCAGGAGCAGCACCAGCTGTGCGTGCGTATGTGAATCCTACAGCACCTGGAAGACTACCGCCCATTGCAAAATCTTTACCCCATCTTCTAAAAGGTGTAGGAATAGATTGTCCTTTCTCTACATATGGATGTCTTACTGTTCTTTCCCACTCATCAGCTTCTTGCCATGTTTTAAATGGACCACCAAGATGTTCTCCTGTTTTTCTAAACTCAGCTTTAGGATCATTTAATAGTTTACCATACTTGAATGAAGGAATTAAATAAGCTGGTTCTCCACCCTCTCCACCCACAGACACTGCTAGTTCTGTACTAGGATCTTTATATGGAAAAGCATGTCCCATTGGTAGTTTTCTACTTGTTGGTTCTAAGAATGTAAGAGAACCACCCATTTGCATTGTTCCACCCCACGCACCGTTGTAATTAAATCCTTTGTCTGTAAGACCACCCATTGTTCCCTCTATACCGTTCTGTGCTTTAGGAGCATCATACTTGTCAAGCCATCCTCCAGACTCAGCCTTGTAGGGCTTAGCACCTCCAGCAATGGCTCCAAAGAACCTACGCTGTTTGTCAGTCAAGGGTTGCCCATGCACGCTCTTGTCGTGTAGAATTTCTTTTGCTTTTGATGATGTGAGCTTCTTTGCCATTATTTGTAAGAGATTTGGCTTGGTGTTATAATAAACTGTGATACGAGGTGTGCATCATAGCGGTTGTCTAGGATGTGTCTCACCTTGAGTTCCTTAGCACGTAGAGGTTCTTTCTTGAATGACCTCTTGCCATAGTCCATATTAGCCTGATTCACCACCTTATCTATTGACAGATTCTCACATGTACGTATGAATAGTGGTTCCTGTTTATACTTAACCAATGACCAGAAGGTGTTGTATTGGTAGAAGTTATCACTCTTTGTAAACGTAATCACCTTAGAATCAGCATTATATATAGGATACTTCAAGTATTCCTTCAGGTTGTTGATTGGTTTTGGAACCAATTCAAGCACACCTGTGCTCTGCTGACCGTTGTAAAGAACAGCTTTGTTGAACCAAGCATCGTCAGTTTCTACCTTACGGTTGTCATCAGACACACCATCTGGATCAAGGAAGTATTTGTATGCCTTGGTGTAGTCTTGTACACTCTGTAGGATTTCATCTTGATACTTGTATGCAAATGGATACTCAATGATGTAAGGTTCTATGCATCCATAGAAGTAGTTATAAATGACAGGGTTCTTCAGGTGTCTCCACGCAGTGGCTGTATTTGATTCTGTAAATGTTGTTTGAACAAGTTCATACCTACTGATGGTAGTCACTGGGATGTTCCATGATTTACCACAGCAACCTTTTCCTGTAGAGGTAATTACCACCACTTTCACACTATCATCTACACTATAAGACACACCGTCAATCAGTTGCTGTTTGGTTACATCCGTGGCAAGGACATTCCCCATATCGTCTGATATGGAGAACGTACTTAGCCCACCGCCAATCTTAGTAAGTTTTATGACTATTGTTTTGGACATCTACTTTATTTTACAATCAACAAAGTGTTTGGTTATTTATAGCACCTGATCCTCCACTTATTTCCCACCAATTAGTTCCATCTGAATAGTATCCATTTGGAGCAGTTGTTCCTGGGTATGCTGTGTATATTACAAGACCATTAGTCAATGTTGCCCCTGGAGCAGCAAAATAGGTGCTACAGTTGCTACATGGAGGCCCATATCCAGAACATGCATCAGGTCCACTAACATCGCTATAATTCAATGTAAACTGTGCTGGTGGGGTTGGTGTAGTGGTGGTAGTAGTTGTTTCAGGACATCCTTCACAATTATTGTAAGCTGTACCAAATGCTACTGCTTCATAATCAGCAGGCCCCTCAACAGGATATTCTACAATCTCCCAACAAGCCGCACCATCAAATGGTGAAGCTGGTAATAATAGTTTAAATGCTTCTCCAACTGCTGTTGGAACATCACCAGTTCCATAGGTTATTTTATAAGGACCTTGTCCTCCACCGCATGGTTGAACTGAATAAATTATTACAGCCTGTGTTGTTGTAGTGGTGGTAGTTTCAACACAGATTCCTATTTCTGTAAGTATTGTACCGTTGTCAGAATAAGGATCATCAATGCTGTTACAGTTACAGAATTGACCAGTTGGATCACCACTACTCAAAACAATAGTTTGAGGAGCACCATCAGAACATCTGTAATAATGGATTACATCACCTGCTTCAGGGATGGTTGCACCATTGTATTCCCAGTTTCTACAATCAACACATTCAAAAGCTGTGGTGGTTGTAGTGGTGGTTGTACTACTAGTGCTAGTTGTACTGGTTGAACTACTTGTTGTAGTGGTAGTGGTTGTAGGAATAGTAAGATCTATGTAGTTTGTACACAGCTCATTAACAGACTTCACTCTGATAATAGTAGCTGCATTAGGTACTAACGTAGACACATACCCTACCAACAAAGAAGGTTTTGTCACCCCTGTCTCAAAGGGAGTGACATAACTATCCACATCTGAATACAGGTTGAAAGGCCCTGTATCAAGTCCTGCTGTTGTAAGAGTTATTATTACTGTCTGTGGCATATGTTATATTTTACTAAGTTATAGTGGTGGTGGGCATGTTCCATTACAATAATTACCTTGTACGACATTTGCTGTACCCGATGTTATTACAACACTTCCTTCTCTAGCACCATCACACCCAATAATACTTTGTTCTGTTATGTTAGAAATTGTTGCAGTACCTCCTCCACATTCTGTATATTCAACATCTACAGGTCCTGATATTACATTAATTGTATATTCATAACAATCATAACAAGTGGTTGTAGTGGTAGTGGTAGTGCTGGTAGAAGTGCTTGTGGTGGTTGTTGTTGTACCAGAGATGTAACCACTCAAAGAGCAGTCTGGAATGCGTAGAGTTCCCTCTAGTCTACAATCAGCCACTAGCTGAGCAGCAAATGCTTCTAGATCACATCCTACATTCAGTCCAGAATAGAAGAAGTTATTCTCACCAATGTACCAGTTGGGCAGATAGGTGTGGAAACTTATCCAGCTCTTGGTGTTGAAGTTGAAGGACACTGTCCAGCTCTTGTTACAGAAGTAGTTTTCGTCTGTTACATACACCACTTTACGTACAACCAAAGGAGCCACTGTTGTTGTTGTGGTGAGTGTACCTGGAACAGCTGTAGTGCTGGTTGTTGTTGTAGGAGCGTTTTGAGCATACACTTCCTCCACATAAAACTCCCTCTTTACAGCATCGTATTTAACATCTTTGCTCTTGGGGATATAGTCAAGCTTGGTGATGAGCACCCTGTCATACTTGGTGTCATATACACCATGTAAACCTACACCATTGAAATGGTTGTCTGTTGGCACATCTGGGAAGTAGCGCAGGATTTCAAATGCCAGGTGATCTGTAAAGAACCTGTTAAGTCCTGAACCAAATCCTGACAGATCTACAGCCTGTGTACCAGCAATCAAGAACACTTGTCCTCTCTTAGCATCCACGCTCACTTGTCCCTGTGGAATCTTCAGAAGCATCTTGTTCTGGGTTCCCACATATCCCAAGTCAGTTTCAGCGAAATCAATCGGTGGGGCTCCTCTGAATAACAGAGGATTACCAACATAAGCTGCTTGTGGATTGCTTGTGTCAATCGTTAACAGCTTATTATACATCAATGTCTTGTTCTCAAATCTAGCCAGAATTCCTTTGTTTTCAATACCATCTAGGGATATAAGACCTCCATAGTTCTGTGGGAAGTCATAATAAGATATTGCTCTGTAGATGAGCCAGCTGTTCACCCTGTTATCAGCATCTATGTTCTGAGAGTCAGAATAGATGGCTCTAAAAGGATAGTAGGTGTAACAAGGTTTATCCCAATCTATAGGTAGATTGGTGAATACATTCTCTCTATTCTGTTTAGAATAGGTTGTATTGTAGAAGTAGGTGTTGTCCTGAGCGATAGATACATAGTCCTCCTGAACCCATTCATCAGGAATACCTGTACTTACATGAGGCCAGAAGTCACCTTCTCTATTATTAAAAGCTTGTCGTAGATCAACGTTGTAAGAGCTTTCGCAGTAGAAATTAGGAATACCGTACGCAAACAGGTAGAAATAACCATCATAGAATGTTCTGTTAGGATTGGTAGAGAATATAGTTCCTGGTGCAATAGTGGTACTTGTTGTAGTGGTTGTGCTAGTGGCAGGTGGGGTGACAGGTCCTTGGTCGTTAGGACAGTCAAAGTTGTGAGCCTTGTAAGATATGATGTTGGTCAGTGTACCACCGCTACTTACATAATCCTTCAGAATAGAACGAGCTGAGTGCCAGTATTTTGGATAGGCTATGTTGCCAATCTCATCGTAGAATATATCACTGTCATCAGGAGCATTCACCCTGTTGTCAATAAAGAATGGCAGTTTGCTCTTGAATGTGAATCTGCTGATAAATGTATCACCACCAAATACTGTTCTCACCTCAGGACCACCAGTGTTTAGAATAACCTGAAATCCAGTGTCTACAGTTTCATAAGAATATATCTGACCGTATTGATTTGGGAATATATTCTTCATGGAAGCATAATACGACACTACAGATATACCTTCTTCCTTAGCAGGAACATCACAATTGCCTATTTCTGATATCGTATATCTAGACTTGTCTGTGAGCAATGGGCTTCCTCCAGATACCATGTTAGGACTTTGGTCTGGGAACGGAAGGCCAGGTCTGTCAAGATCAGTTCTCAGATAGACAGATGATTCTCTCTGGAAGTTGTTGACATTATATGTATCACCAAGATTCTGTACACCAGGGATGAGATATCTGGCAATGTCTAAGTTTCTTTGTTTGATGCCCAGTCCATCAGGTACACCCACACCATAGTTGTAATCAGCTACAGAGTTAAAAGAATACGCATAGTTCCTTCTAGTAATACCATTTACATATATGGTTAGATAGGCTTGGTATGCAGCAAACATTGCTGACGCACTGAACGGTGTAGTGAGAGTACCTAGCTTGTCAGAACTGTTAAGAGCGTCCACTTGTGCTTGTTCTGTTATAAGCTTGTATTTAGCATTGCTTCTCACCTGAACAAAATGGGCGCTACCACCACCAAACATTACACTCTCAAGCTTTAGAATACCACCTAAGAATGGCTGTCCAAAGGATGTTTCAGGAGAGTTGAAGATTTGTCTGTATTTCTCTGTAACTCCAGGTTGTGGCACCTCAATCTTGCAATTAGGTCCAGTGATGCGCGTAGGTCCAGTGAAACATATATTATCAGGAGTGCCTTCTATCACTTTGGGCACTGTTCCAGGAACTGCCTGGAATGTAAATGTTTCCACACTTGGCCATCCTGTTATCCACTCTGTAGAAGGTCCATTATATATATCAACCCATTCTATTCTATTTCCTGTTTTAAGGAATGTAGGGGGACATATTGTTGCTATCCATTGGTCATATGTAGAAAGTCCTGTTTTTCCTGTTGCAGGAGCTAGGACAACTGGTTTACTTGTAGAGCACAGATGATATGTGCCTATGGCATAATACTTCTGTGTACCTGTTTTATTATTGTTGCAATCAGTGTATGACACCTCTGCACAATCAGCACCACCATCAGAACAAGGACCTAGAGAGTCAATGAATATATTATAACCATCACATATCTGTGTCCAAGCATTGTTGGTTGTATTAAGGAAAGGATCTGCATTAAGATCGTTGTAAGGATAGTTGGGATAGAAGAAGGTTTGTTTCTCTCTTTCATACGTGTTAACGTTTCTAAGGATACCCTTGGCTACAATAGACTTATTTGTACCACGGTCTGCACGCACAATCTTAAATCCGACAATCTCATCCTTCTGTTCTTGTGTCAGATTAGAAATCTGAATCAAAGATTCCACTTGTTGTACATCCAATTGAACACCAATGGGGAACACAGCATCATTACCCTGAACCATAGCTGTAGGACCTAAGAATATCTTAGACTCATAGGCAGGACTAATATTGATGTCAGGGAACTTGTGGTGTCTGATAGGTTGACCAGCTAGGTCTCCCCACACGTCTGTATTACAAGGATAGGTGTCTGTAGACTGCCAATATGAAAACTGACCATACTGATATGGACCTTTGTAATCTTCTGCTGTAGAATAGCTAGGAGAGAATCCTATTACAGATCCTGTGTTATATATCTTCCAATAAGGACTTGTTCCTGTAAGAGGATCAGGTTCACCTATGAAATCATCGTTGCTAGGAGCCACCTGTATTAAATCAGCACTGTTTGCTATTCTACCAGGAATGTGGAATCCATCAGTTTGCTTACCGTTCCTGAGAAGGAACACTATTTCAAAAGCATACACCTCATCCCTCAGATAGCCTCTGAGGTTGGTGGCATTCAATTCATCTGCATAGTTTTCTGTTGCAGGAATACGATGGGTTTCCCATAGCAGAGTGATGTTGTTAGCAATGCTTTGATAGTTGATACGATCAATAGATGTGAGATTGTCCCATACAAGAATGTCCTGTACGTTTGTAAGGTCTTGTGCAATATCGTAATATGGGAACTTCTCAAATATATCATTGATAGTCAGGCGAATCTGTGTAACATTCTGACCTGTATATGTGATTTGCTTCTGGAGGTTGTCAATGTAATATGTACCTGCAAGTTCCACAGAAGTGATAGCATTGACAGTTTTAATCACCGCCAGATTGAAATACTGGTAGAGTCCTGTGTCTTCTAAGTTACTGATATTCAGTATAATAGATTTACCAACAGGATAGTTGAAGTTCACTGATGTAATGAACTTATCAGCAATAGGTGTGGGGTTGGTAACAGAGTAGTAGGAAGTGTAAGGATTGCCCTGAGGATCAGAGTATTGAATAGCAAACTGATATGTGCCAGCTGTCAGATTACCTGTGCTAGCAACATCAACCACTTCCAGTTGAGGAATATTGAAATTAGGCTGCAGCTTTAATTGGTTACAGTCTACGTCATCTGTGTATTCTGGATTGCAGAAAGGAGTGCCACTCTTAAGAATCTTTGGGATGTCATCTATGTCCAGATATCTTCTGGGGTTGTATCCATCTGTCCAATATATCTCTGTAGTGCAATTCGTTATCTTATGAGCTGTTTTGTGTATAGGATAGTTAACATTGAAGTTGAGGCATGGTGCATTTACAAGCACACGATAGACACAATCATTGTTCTCCATATACCCAATCTGGCTACCACCAGTGGAAGGGTTGGTAATGAAGAATATATGCTTGCTTTTCTCTTGGATGAAGTGTGTACCTATCAATACAAAACCAGAAGGGAATGTAACACAGAGTTCATTCCCAGGCTCATTCTGATAGTTCACAGAATTAGCATCATAGTTTTCAACACCAGCATTTAATGCATACGTTAGCTTCCCCTTTGGAATCTGATTAAGGGTTTGGTCCATGTTAAGACCAGTGGTAGCATTATTATACTCCTGCCTAATATTGCCTTGTTCCTGTTCAGCCATTAGTATTAGTTGTTACGTCTCCAACCATATCTGTTAGTACGGTTGGGGAGTTCATACATGTTAAATCTATTCAAATCATTCTTGATCCTGCGTTGTTTAGTCCAAGGATCTTGCTTCTTAATCTCAATATCAGCCATGATGAATGCTTCTTCAGACTGTTGTTTGTAGTTCATCATTTTCCTTTCAAGCTGATTGTAGGTCTCATCATTCACCTGATTGGTGAGAGTTTCTATCACCTTGTATTTGATGAAAGCCTCAATGTATTCTCTGATACGATAGTTGTTAGGAATCAATTGGTTACCAACAGCATCATATTCTGTAGCATAGAAAATAAGATGAACAACACCATTTCTGAAGTTGGTTACAAACTTATTGTCCCTAATGTCAAAGCTGTCATATCCTGCAGATCCAGGGGTGAACTCGCGAAGAGGGGGTGCTTGTGCATAGAACTCCCAGTTGTTTGTATAATCTACACCACAGTTTTTTTGTACGGATATGTTACCAGGTTTGAGTAGATATTCCCTCTGATAGAGCACAGGAGCTTGGTTGTTTGTCTTATACACAGTTTCAATCAACTGAGGCATACAGCTACCATCACATCCAACATTACCACAACAAGGACTAGGACAAGATGGTCCACCGTATGTAACAGGGCTCACTTGAATTGTAGTGGATGTAGCAGCTTGAGAATAGAATGAGTTAGCTTGTTGATAAGGGAAACCATTTACAGCTGTACACATCCATGCTTCACGTACAGCAATAAAGTTGTCTGGAAGCCTAGCTTCATAGTCACTGATGTACAACACTTGTTCTTGAATAACATACGTAGCTCTACCCAGCTTTCTGAGACACTTGTCTAGATAGGTGGGGAACATCAGGTCATCTACAGCTCCTGTATCAAAGTAGCTTTTAAACTCTTCCTTTACAGTGGAATAGACAACATCAGGAGAGATGAAGTTATATTTGTAATAGTATGCCATTTATTTACATTTTCCATTCATGATAAATATGTTGATACCTATCATTGGTTTTGATATAGTGAGATAGTAATCTTGATGTATTTCTGGAAGGTTTAAAATACCACAGAGCAGAATGTCTAAATCTTGCTGTGTCTTTGAACCAAACCCATCCAAAGAAGAAACCTTCTGTGTGATAGTTGAAGTTGTAGATGCGCTTGCCCTTTTCTTTTGTCTTCTGCCAGTCAATAGGAAGATTGACAAACTCTTTACCATCTACACCCTTCATCTTCCTACGTTTTTTCTTGTTAATAGAGAACTCACCAAACCCATATGGAAGCCTTGCTCTTTCTCCTGTCTCAAGGATGTATTCTTTGAAAGCTTCGTTGTAAGTGTAAACGATGTTTCTCCACTCGTCAAATGTAAGTTTGATGGAGGGATGTTTCTTACAGAAATTGTTGTAGTTTTCTTTACTTGCGCTTCTCCAGTCTATCTTTATTCGCATATCATCTAAGGTTTGGAGCGTTAGGTGCTTGACCATCAACTCCATCACTTGTGATGTCTGTCTTCAAATTGAAGTAGGTAGATAATAACTTCTGGGAAGTTAATTCAAGAACTTGCTTTTCTAGGTAGCCAGGAACAGGAGACTCCTTGTCAAGAGGATTCTTGCACAGTTCTTCTGTTGTGTATTCTGGGCTTCCACAGCCACACTCTGGAAACATAATAGAATTAGGAACATCCTCCTCGAACAAAGCAACAAGTCTAATGGCTTTCAGAAGGGGGTTGTTCACATACAAATATCCATTGGTAATCCAGTAGTATTCTTCCTTCTTGATGATAGGAAGCTTAAGCAGGTTAATGTATCGGTTGATGGTTATTTCTTTTAGTTTCTTTCCCTGTCCACTGAGGGCGTTGATTGAATACACACCCTGTATTACGTATTGGTAGTTACCCTCTGTAATACGTGGGAGCTTGAGCTTGGTTCTAGCTATATTACAAGGATCAGAATACTCACAGCATTCAGAAATAGGAACTTCCACCATTTCCAAACAAGGGATGGTGGTGAACACTGTATCAGTGGCCCAAAGCTTCCTCAGATTGGTCTCACGTTTTATCAGAAGGAAGGCATTATTCTTAATCTCAGACATAACAGCTCTGTCCGTGATCAAGTTGTCTGTAGAGAGCAACTTGTGCATTGCACGTACATCTGAAACCAATTTCCTAAAAGTAGACATTATAAATATTGTTTGAATATGTTTGTCATTCCATCCCTATGATCAATAAGGAAGGCGGTCACCTCACCTCTAGCACACGTATATCCGTTCTTCTCATCCCACCCACTCTTTGCATTAGAGAATGCAGGTATTTGGTAAAACTTAATTCCATTGAAGTCTTGGCTCAGCTCATGGTGTTTGTCACCTGTAAAGATGTAATAAACATCATGATCAGACCAACCGTCTTTATATTCCATAGGGAATATACCAGCCAGCTTAGCAGGCTTCATAGCATCTCCATGGTTGAACATCATGGCTGTAACACCATAGCTCACATACTTTCTATATCTAGGAGAGCAGTCAAAGGTCAGCCTCTCAGTGTTCCTGAAATAGGTTTTCAGCCAGTTGATTAGATGCCATCCTACATATTCATCGTGATTACCAGCCACATACACAACATCCACATTGTTGGCATATTGAAGCAGCAGAGTGATCATCAATATCTCGTGGTTACATATAGCCTCAAACGAGCTGTGATAGCCCTCTATGTTCTGCTGAGGGGTGCCTTTGGTTGTAGTTCCTGTAAACTCACTATTGAACTCATCTGAGCCAATAATGTATACCACCTTATCTAGGTTGTTTGACAGAGAGGCTTGATTAAGGATGGTTTCCACCCTATAGGCCATTCTGGCAAATCTCTCTTTAATATCATTGTTTCCATCTACATCCACCTTGTTGTAATGTGCATCTTGTTTGTTTATAACAAGGGCAGCATTAGACTTTCCTGGCTGTAGTTTGGGGAACATGATTTCCTGTGAAACAGGAGAGTAGTCATTGAGGAATGTTATAAAGGAATCTTGGAACACTTGTTCACCTTTCTTCCTACCTAGCCAAGCTTTCACTTGGTAACAAGGACGCTCAGCATTTCCCCAATAGTTCTGGACGTATTTAGTTATTTCCCACTTCTCTGTGTCAATCTTACACTTTTCAATCAGCTCATCTAAACTCCTAATCTCTTCTTTTGAGTTGAGGATCACCTCACCTGTTCCTCTCTGCACATCCTCAATAAACCTAACAATTGTGTCTTCTAGCTCTTCTATGTAACTTGCAGTTTCTGCATCTTCTCTTGCTAACTGCGATTCTCGGAGCTCTCTCATCAAATCCTCCACCTCACTTTCTGTAATGTTTAGTTTCTCTGCGTAAAACTTTTTGCTTTTTTTCCAGCTAAGCATCTGCTCTAACTGGTACAGAAGAGATTGATTTTCAGGCATTTACGATTTGGTTTAGTTAAAATTGGAGTAAAGGTACGAACGTTTTTGATATTTTCCAAATTATTTTAACCTTTCTAGTTATCCATTCTAATCAAATTGGTTAGAGTTTAAATAAAAACTCCCAGGGCCGAAGCCCCAGGAGAAATCCTGTAAAACCAACAAAACAGGATTTTAAAATAACTTAATTATAATTCCAGATTGAACTCCTGCACCACCACCTAAGTCAACATTAAAGAAATATGTACCAGCTGCTAAAGGTGTTCCTCCATTATTTAAAGTACCAATCCATGGTACATAAGTAGTGTTTGTTCCTGAATATACTGATTGTCCTAGTGCAGTGAATATGTTCCAACTTGCATTAGGAAAACAACTATATGTGGTTGGTTCCCAAGTCCCCCCTGTGTTTTTAGATTGCCATCTCCATGAATATCCAGTAGCACTTCCAGTATCAGCAACAAAATTATTAGGGAACAAAGTCTGAACATATGAACATGTTCCTGTAGGAAATCCACACCCACCAACTAGTGAAGATGGGGCAGCAGATATATATAAGTTAGTTGCAGTGGTGAAACAAGTTCCATCACACACTCCAGACATTGGACAGAAGTCAACAACATATGTAAAAATTGTTGTTGCTCCTTGATATTGTCCTGCATTAATTGTCAGTGTTTGACTCCCTGTTCCTGTACTGTAGAATGGAGGTACGTCTTCAGTAACTGATGTATCATATGAGATTGTAAAGGTTAGAGTGCTAGGAGTAGTATATGCAGCTCCAAACTGATCAACTAAACTAATTGTCCATACTTGGTATTGATCTGTGCCATTACAACCACTACCACCAAACTGTCCAATAGTTAAGTTGAAACATAATAGGAAGGGGTTTGGATCTGGTAATATATCTTGATAACGAGGAAGTCTATTTGATGCATATCCAGAATATGGAGAAGCACCTGTATCCACATTATAATAGGTATTGATAAAACTCTTAGTAGCACACTGATTACCATCAGGTGGGACAGTGCCCACCTTAGGTATTATGTTCATTTGTTGAAGATCATCGTATGTTACTAAGGCATTAGTTACCTGTGCCATTAATCAACTTGTTTAGTTTTTCTTCAAGTTCCTTTATCTTCTTCTCTAAGGATGCTATTTTAAGAGTGTGAACATCTGTATAGTTTAGTGACAGTCTGTCTTCACCACCAACCAGTTCAGGAAGTATTTCTTGTACCTGTTGAGCTGAATAACCATATCTCACCTGACTTTTCTCATCATCTGTAAATGTATATTTAATTACATCCACATCCAGAGAAACATCGGGGTTTGTCTCTATTACATTTTTAAATCTAATATCTGAACTTTGGTAGAATGCATTAGCATATATGTCTCTTGAAGTTTGAATAGCACCTCCGTTTGGAGTGGCTTGTATAAGAAACGCAGTGTTAGCAACACCACTTTCATTCAAGTTGAGGTTTCCATTTGATAATATCTCCCAGTCCCATGTTTTTCCTGTGCTTACGTTTTGGAAAAACATGAAATTTGTTGTAGAGTTGTCACAGAGGAAACCAGTCTTCTCACTACTTCCATAGGAAGCAAAGTTTTTATAACCAGTGATTGTTTGAGTGGTAGTTAATGTTACAAAGTTAGCTGTACTTGGAGTGGTTCCACTGGTGCCACTTACACCGCTTGTACCGCTTGTACCGCTTGTACCATTTACACCTGATGTACCATTCACACCACTTGTGCCAGAAGTGCCATTTACACCACTTGTGCCACTTGTTCCGTTTGTTCCATTATTACCACTAACACCACTGCTACCGCTTGTACCACTTGTACCATTAGTAGCGTTAGTACCATTTACACCACTACTACCAGAAGTTCCTGACGTGCCACGAGTACCACTAGTTCCGCTTGTTCCTGTAGTGCCAGACGTACCTGATGTGCCAGTTGTTCCACTGGTTCCACTGGTTCCGTTTGCTCCAGGAGAACCGTTTACACCACTTGAACCACTTGTACCGTTCACACCACTGCTACCACTGGTTCCACTGCTTCCACTCGTACCTCTTGTTCCAGAGGTTCCAGATGTGCCATCTACGCCAGATGTTCCTGATGTACCGTTTACACCAGTTGTACCTGATGTACCAGAAGAACCACTAGTTCCTGTTGTACCACTTGTTCCCGATGTACCAGATGTTGAGCTGGTACCACTAGTTCCACTTGTACCGCTGGTACCTGTTGTTCCAGATGTACCACTAGATCCATCACCACCAGCACCACCTGAAAGGTTCACTTGCCATAAGCTATAAGTTCCACTTCCACTAGAAGTGTTCACTGTAGCAACTAGAACACCTGTTCCGCTGTTGTAAGAAACTACATCAGCAAACATGTAATTGGTTGCATCGTAAGATATGATGATAGACTGAGCAGGTGTATAAGAAAGACCTGTTGCTACATTAATTGTTAATGTACCACTTCCCACTATTGTTATGGTGTCCGTGGATGCGGTGAGGTATCTATCACCACTAAGTCCACTACTACCAGACGTAGCAGATGTGCCAGCTGTACCACTGCTTCCGCTAGTGCCCGTGGTTCCTGAGGTTCCACTTGTAGAGGACGTACCACTGGTGCCTGAACTACCGCTAGTACCAGTTGTACCACTTGTACCGCTTGATCCAGAATTACCGTCTACACCACTTGTACCGCTAGTACCACCTGTTCCATCAGTTCCAGATGAACCAGAACTACCAGAGGAGCCTGAGCTACCAGAGGTGCCACTAGTTCCACCTGAACCATCGGTTCCAGAAGTAGCTGATGTGCCAGATGTACCAGAGGTTCCACTAGTGCCAGTTGTTCCGCTAGAACCGCTGGTTCCAGAAGAACCTCCTAATTCACACACTCTTTCATCTATTTTTTGAAGAGCAACAGTGAGTATGTCACAAGTTAGAACACCTGTACATGGAAGGTTGGGTCCAACATATTTTATACTGTTAGAACTTTCCAGTTCAGGATTACAAGGGTCACAATTATGTTTATGCATTGATTTTTTACATTAAGGAATGTACATGATGTAGTAACATCCAAGACCAGGTTGAATGTTTGGATGGGACAATCCACCTCCTGTAGAACCAATCGAGACACTCACAGATACGCCTGTGCTTGCTGAATTGGTTGTTGCAGAAGAGCTTTTTGTACCAGCCTGATCCATGTAGTCAGGATCAGCACCTGCTTCATCTGGGTCAGATTTTCCAGGTGCATATGCAAGTGTGTGCGTATGTCCAGGATCAGTTACAGAAGCTGATGCTGAGTGAGAGTGTGCAGGGATTTGATTAGATGTAAGTGTTACAGCGTTAGCACCCTGTGTTCCAAGAAGAATGTAATTGGGGTTACCAGACACAGCAGGGTCAACAATGGGGCTCATAGCTCCACCACCCATACCTGTCGTAACACCCACTGGTACACGTCCTCTCTTGTCAGGAGTTCCATTTAAGCCATTGCACAAATAGATTTTTTCCCAATCACCTATACCAGCACCTGTACCATCAAACTTACCTGTCAAAGAACCATAGAACTCCACAGCCACATAAGGTATCATTTTGTTGTAATACTTAGTGCTTGTTCCAATGCTAGCTAGATAGGCAGCAATATAGGAGTTGAGGTCAGCAAGTTTTACATAATTGGTGTCAACATCAAGAGCCAGAGCATCAAGTTCCACTTCTAAATCACAAAGTTTATTGATGACTGCCTGAAGGATGTCGTGTGTTCCAGAGGAACCAGTTACTCCACTAAGACACTCAATGTCATAAGGTCCTTCTAATGCAGCAAGATCAGCTTCTACAGCTGTGAGTCTTGTATCAAGCTCACATATAGCCTTGATGAGCGCATTGATTACATTAGGAAGGTTGAGGTCTTCACACTCAACCAGGTTTTTATTAATGATTTCACATAAAATAAGAGGGTCAATGGTGAGGACAATACCCGTACCATCTAACGTGGATGTGAGAAATGTAATCAGTGCTTGCTCTACATATGAGAGAGAATCACCAGTTTGGATTCCCAAAACGGGAACATCCACACCTGTATATCTCACACATTGATCTGATACAGTTTCTGCACAGCCATTGAAACAGTTTGAACAAATGTTGGACATTTATTTATATTTTAAAATTTTAACTCTGCTTGCGATCATATTCACTGTGAACTCAGCAGCGTAATCAGGGTTACAATACTTATAGGCAAGAATTCTCCTATAGTTTAAAAGGTCTAGAATTGCTCCACCAGGGACAGGTTGGTTCAAAATGAACACAACATTGTTGTATAAATTGTTGGCCAGCTCAGCTAGTCTACAATCTATTTCTGTAATCAGAGCAGGAATGCTAGCACATTCTGGACAATGCGTAAGTCTTGGCGATAACATTTCTTATAAAGTTTTTTGTTCTTTTAACAGCTCCATTACAAGCTGCACAAAGACCATTAATTAATTGACATCCACATCCCACATTAGCTCCACAGTTTCTACATTTTGCCATATTAGTAAAAGTTTATAACGTAATTGTTTCCAGAACATCCACAATTATTTTTGAGGAAATTGTCAAGCATAATGTTTGCTTGATTATAAAGTTTCGTGGATTCATTGATAGCACAGTTGTTTGCAGCTGCTATTGATCCTTGGATGAAGAAATAAATAGATGTCAAGTCCACTTTTGCTTGTGTCTTAATAGCCCTATCACATTCCATCATATCAAGCTTCATAAATGCATTATCAAACTTCTCTTGTAGCTGATCAACACGCACAATAGACTTTTCTACAAAGTTTAGATATGCAGGTGCCACAGAATATTTCAAGCGGTACACACCATCAGGAAGTGGTTGATACACTCCCACAGGACTTATACCTAAGTTTGATGTTGTAAATATATTGAAGTCATTAACGCTGAATGGTTTAATCACTGTACCAAAACCAGGAACATCAATTTCAATGGTTGCTCCAGAAACAACAGGAGGATCTGTAGGATAGACAGATGCATCAGCAACACCCAATGTTTGCACGTTGTATGTAGGAATCACTAATATGTCTAATTTTAAATCTGGCATGTTGTTCTAAATAAATAAGCCAGAGGATTGAGTGTTATCCTCTCACCTCTGGCTTAGGTTATATAATGTTTGTATATCTCTCTACCTACCTATTACGGAATCAAAGTTGTAGTGGTAGAAGTAGATGGCCATACAGTGGTGGTTGTTGATGTAGTGGTGATACATGGTAGGTTATCAGCACTTACAGCACCCAAACCAGCAACAAGAACAGCCTCAAGAGCAGTAGCCACTGCACTTCCGCTTTCAACAGCGATAATTACAGTTGCGTCTTCATAGATGTAGTCACCCCACTGATATGCAGACTTGTCATACTCGTTGAACTTGATGTAGTAAGTGTCATAGCTAGTGCCATCGCTCACCCATGATTCAAAGTTCTCGTTATAACCGCCCATTCTGTAGAGATGCTTCAAGTAACCAGCTTGATAGCTGTAGAAGTTTTTCTCCAATTGTGCAATCTCAGCAGAAGTACCTACAGCGTAAGAAGAACGCTGTACAATCACTGGATCAGCAACAACGTTACAAGCATCTGCTACGATGAAGTCAGCAGTGGTTGCAGGTCCACTGTACACGAATGTACGGAACCACATTCTGTCATATTCAAAAGGAAACGCTGCCACATCACAAGGCTGACCATATTTGGTAAGAGGCTTACCAGTGATACGCAAGAATGCGTTTTGGTCGTTACCAATTCTCTGGAACTGATAGAAGTCAGAGAAAGTGATGTTGTCTGGGTTGTTACCAGGAGCCTGAAGATTGAAGTGATAGATGATATCATCAATCAATGCAGGAATGTCAACCAAGTCACAAGGATCACCACCACAATCGCAACAAGGTGCGTTTACAGTGATAGAACGAGTGAAGCCGTTGAAATACAATGTATCCAAATAGCTAGAGTGAGCACGCAAAGTGATAGTAACGATGTCACCACACTGTACGTTCCAGTTAACTACATCTGTAATCTGAGTTACAGGAGTAGGACAACCAGCCACTTTGTACCATTCAGTTACGTTGCTGTTGCAACCAGAACCTGAAGGACAGCCTTTAATCTTATCAGAACGCTTAGAGCCTTGCAGATAAGTGTTTGTACGGCCCTGCGCAATATAAAAATAGGGAGACGCAGCGATGTTCGCAGCTGTAGCTACAGAGTAGTCAGCTTTGTAAACACCAACTTGTCCAGGTGTGAGGTCTTGCGTAGATCCAGAGCTAGGGAGCGCAGATTGCCCTACTGGTACTACGAAGAGCGTAGTTAATGAAAAATCAGCCATTTTGCTTTATTTTAAATGATTAAAAAACTTATTCGTTCGTCTGTATCCTGAACTGTGCGCTTTGGACAGCAGCAGCGTTCTCTGTATACATCGCGAGGTTTTGTACTGTTAAGTCTAAAAGCTCATCCTCTAGATAGAGCTCAAGCTCACAGTCTTGGTCAAATGATGGTAAGCCGTCTAACATGATGTATCCAGTCTTGTTGATATACAAAGGATATCTCATGTAGGATATGTAAATCTTATTTGGAGTGAATGTGCCATCTGTGAAGATGGATATTTCATCTGTAGAAAGAAAAGTGAAAGTCTCTTGATACTCGAAAGAAGGCCTGTAGTGATCGTTATTCAGGATGAACTGAAGGTCACCGTGTTTAGCCAAATCTCTGTTAATCCAGATTTTTCTATCCTTACACACTCCCTTGTCAGCCAGTACATACGCATCAATATAGAACATGTACTTGGGATCTAACAAGTTTATGTTAGCAAACCATTGATTTAGTTCTTTGTTCTTGAGTTTTAGCTCAAGAGGTTGACTGTTATAGGTTACGACCAAGCTTTGTAGGTCCTCGTAACGCTTCTTAAAAGCGTCAAGTCCCATACCACTTATTACACTAAAACCATCAACTTTTTGTTTTATCAGCTTAATCTGAGCCTCATTGAGAGCCAAAATCTTATCTTCTAAGTTTATCTGCTGGTGAATGTTTGTTGATAGTTTATTTAGTTTTTGGTCGATCTTGTATAATAAACTATCTACTGGTATCATACTGCAGCTAATTTCTTAGTTTTCAACTTACCTTCGAGAGTCAAGAGCATGTCTTGGTTATCATCGTCAGCAAGCATTTTAATCAAATCATCTTCGTCCTTAGCTACCTCAAACTCACCCTCATAAATCTTACCATTGGGTCTAGCCCTGTATATAGAATGAGTGAGAGCTTGTTTCACTAAGTCTTTGATATGGAGTAAGTTGTCTCTCATGTCTGCAAAGCGTGTGAACACTTCAACAGGATTAAGACCCTGATACTTACCGTTTTTAAACTCGGTTTGTTTGAGGACATTGTCTACAAGGTTGTAAACAGCTTCCTCTTTAGTATCATCTGTTACAGGTAATCCCAACAAACGTGCCACTTTTCTTTTTCTCTCAGGAGTCATACTGTCAAACTTGACAATAGCCTTGTTGATTAGTTGCTTCTTCTTGAACATCACTGCATTCTCAATATCCTCGTCAGCCACATAAAATTGTGTATCTGCAGGAAACTCACCACGCTCCCATGCTTGATAAGAGCTAGCAATGGTTGGATGAACACGCAACCAAGAGAAAGTCAATTCTTGAAAAGGAAGAGACAAGTCGAAATAGTTGTCACCATCTAGAAGCTTTACAGGTTGTACGTGCAAAGTGTCGTTATTAGATGTAGACAATCCATAGTTCCAGAAACTAGAACGAGGATTTAGATCAACGTCTCCAAGTGCAGCTTGCAGCTTTTCTTTTAGATTGGTTACACGCTCAATCTCCATTTCTCTTTCCAGAGGATCAGAGATTCTGCGGATGTAAGCAGCATCAGGATCAATTCCTGTTCTGTACTTACCATCTAGTTCTTTGTAAGGATACTTGAACACCCCTGTTCCAGGGATGCGTGTAAGTCCTCTTAATGAAAGGCCACCTTGCATTGTCTGAAGTTGTGAGTTGTTATACTCCTTCTTAATAGTTGAGATTTTACCTAACTTACCCATATGTAGTTTATTTATTTGGTTTGTTTGCAGAGTGATTCCCACCGAAGGGACAGCGATTGGGAGACACCCCAATCCAACACTCTGGAGGTTGAGAAGATTCCCCCTCTTTGGGAGGGGGGTAATTCTTCTCTGTATCAGGGGTCTAAGGACGAGTCCTTAGAGGGAGGTCTTAGAATTGTGGAATCTCTTCGATCAACACTGTACGAGACAGGTCTTCGATGAAGACATCACATCTATCCTTCATCCAGATTTCGTATCCTGGGAATTTATTTGCAGAGCTCATACCCTGAGACTTAGCAAAGCCTAAGTGGTGACGAGTTCCATCGATATAGCCCCAAGTCATAGAAGGTGCACCCTTCATACGAACTTCACGGATGTTGTTAACCATAGAACCATCAGACATTGGAGACACGTCAAATACCATAAATACTGGCGTAGACTTCTTGTTCTGACCGAATTCCAAGTTAGATTGAGGCAAGTCAAGTTCTTTCAAGTGAATAAGTTCAACACGACCAGTCTCACGTGTAACCATTGCATCGAATGCAAAGTTGTAAGTGATGTGTTGTCCTTCTCCTTGCAAGTAACGGTTTCCGCTATCAGCCATGAAAGTCAAACCACTGTTCAAAGCGTCTGTTTTCAAAGCTTGCTGGAATACGTCAAAACCTGCTTCGTTAGTATACATTTTAACTCTTCTGTCCTTAACATCAACCCTTCTGTAGAAGAGGTCACCAAAGACAGCACGAATCAAGTTAGCAGTGAATTCACCACGGTTGTACTGAACCAAGTTACCGTTGTTACGCATTCTGTGGTAAACACCAGCAGATGTACGCTTCAACTCTTGCTTACTACCGTTTGTTTTAACAGTACCTGGGCGAGACCAAATCATACGCTTAACTTTCAACTCAAGCATAGACTTTCTCATCCAGAACTCAATGAATGGTTCCCACTTAACATCGTTCCTTGTCAAAGGAAGTTGGTTTCTACGCTGAGGAGCGTAAACCAAGATGTCCAATGGACGACCAGCTGAATCTCTCATCATTTTGTCATCAGCCCACTCAGTGATCTTGTGCTCAAAACCATATGCAGAACCAAGAGATTCAAACATTGTGATTTGCTCACCAAGACGAGGAAGACCCAACAAATCTTGATCGAATTCACCAATCGCAGCATCAACCAACTCAAGTTCGATACCCACTTGCAAGAAGGTTGGGCTAACGAAGTCTACAGTTGGATTATCTGTAACCAAAGTGAAGCTATAAAGGAAGCCCATGTTCCAAGGAACTGGATCCTTAATAACGTAAAAGCGAGGACCATACTGACGGCTACCTACAGAAATGATTGCGTTCTTAGAGAACTCATTTGTGTCAAGTACCAATTGGAACTCTTGACCATCAATACCAGGCTTGCTCAATTCTTGAGTGGAAGCTGGAACATCAATGATTTTAGGGAATTTGTACGGAACAGCTACTTGCCATTTCCAAGCATCGCTATTATTATCAATGTAATAAGGCGTGCTTTTGTTGATCATGTCAAGAAAGTCGTTGCTGTAAAGAGAGCTCTGAGTGTAGAGGCTGATGATTTTCTTGTCGTAATCAGCAGGCTCAGTTGAGTGGAAGCTCTCCAGGTGGTTAGCGTCAGTTAGCTTACCAACAGCACGCTTGTCCATAGATGCGACACGAGCATACGTGAAGCCAGTTAGACCTGGGATTGTTTGAATTGCCATTTTGTTATCCTTTTATTTATTAAAGTTTATAAGAACCATGAATTTTGTTTAGAAGGCTGAGTACTACCTGTTGTCTTAGACTTTGTAACTTGTCTAGCCACTTCCCCAAACAGTTCGTTAGATTTCTTTGAAACGCCTGTTCTTTGGATGGTGGACAATGTGGGATCTTTTTCTAAGATTTTGAGCAGCAAAGCAACCTTCACTTTAGTTGCATGATTCTCAGGTCTTTTCAATTCCAAGATGGTCTTATCGAAATCTGTAAGAGTTTCGCCAGATGCTGTCTTGTACTTATCCACCAGCAGGAAGTCTTGTAGTTCGTTTGCCAACTTAGGATTGATGGGGATACCATCGAACTCCTTAGATTTCAGCTTGTCTTGAAGGACTTGCTGAACGTTATTAATGTATTGATTTTTAACAGCTTGTCTCTGTTGTAGCTCTTGCTCAGCTTTTTGCTCCATTTGGGCAAGTTTCTGGGCTTCCTTCTTAACCAACACCTTATGGTGTTTTGTTGCTACATTTTCGAGATCACCATAGTTTTTGAGTCTTTCCACCTCTGTGTTGATGTCATCAGGCTCAAATCCCTGGTCAGCTAGAGCTTGCTTTATCACTGTCACTTGATTGTTCTCTTGTGTCAGGTCCATTTCTGCAAAGCTCACTACATTATTGTAAGTGCCAAAGTATTCCTTTGGATTAACACCTTTTACAAATACAGCCTCGAACGCTTGTTGATAATCTTCACCAAATTGACCAATGAAGCTCTGCACCATCTCAACAGCTCCCTTCTTCTTTTCATTCTGGAATCTTTCCAGGAATTCTTCAGGGGTGGAGATGTTTACATCTTCTTCATCCTCATCCTTTGAGAAGACACCTAATTTGAAAAGGTCGCGAGACAGAGCTGTGAATTGACTCACTTGCTCATCTACATTTTCTTCATCAGATGTGGTTTCTTCTGCAGGTTTAGCTTCAGCAGCAGGAGCTTTCTTAACTGGTTGAGGATCAACAGTTTCTGTAGATTCTTCTTCACCAGCGTTGTCTCCAAGGAAGCTAGAAATCAGGTCTTGACCTGTAGTTTCTTCACCTTCTCCTTTTTGGACAATCTCCTTACCTTTTGGAACATCAAGTTTTGGATCAGCAGCAGGAGGCTCAGCGTCTTTTACAATCTTCTGAAGATCATCAGGACTACCTGTTGATGTTTCAGGGGATAAAAGATCGTTCAAAAGCTCTGCACTACCAGGACCCATTTCCATAGTGTTCTCAATACTAAAGTTGCCAAATGATGGCGTATCAAGGTTCTCAGCCATATGTAGTTTATTTTTATTGGTTTACGAGGTGTAAAAATATATGAAACGTATTGAATAGCAAAGAGTTATGACGCTATATAAAGTGTTTTCGTTGATAATATAGCATTAATGTAATTCACTCTAATCAAGTTTGTTTGTAACTGTGTCATTTATTAGCCTAAAGCTCCTGATTGGGGCTATATCTGTCAGGGTAACTTGTTGAATATCAACGCCCCACTTTTTAGCTTCCACCCTCACTTTCTTGGTGAGTGTGTTGTCAATCTCTGGATCTATACAAGCTTCCAAGGGAAGGGATATAATAATGTTCTTGATGATGGACTGGGTCATATCAGCCAAGGCATCCTGAGCATCAAATACTTCCAAGAGGAAAACCTTGACATCCGAGATCTTATATTTGACAACAGCTTTAACAACGACATTTTGTTTATCTTTTGTGTATAGAGATTGGGCAGACAAGCTCAATGTTGTAATCACCACATGCTGTGAGACCACCTCATCTATCACTGGCAGTTTCACGTGAAACCCTGGTTTCAGCACTTTCTTAAATCTACCAGCCCTTAGAAGAACTGCTTCCTCATAGTCTGGTATGATCACTGCTGGCATTAGGAAGTTCCACCATTGAGCCAGCAGGTCTATGAGTTTGTCGAACATTATTTAGATTTTTTGGAAGCTCTGTTCTTTGCGTTCTCTTTTGCTATGGCTAAATCGTTTGCTTGATTCTCACGGGCCACTTTTAGTTTCTCCCTTTCGATCTCAAGCTTCTGTGCGTTTTGTAAGTTTTTAGATTGTATGTCAGCCATTTTGGTTTGGTAGTCTTTAGCCACCTTGTCCTGTTGGCTGCTTAACTTGCTGATTTCCAATACATCAGGTGTACCACTCTCGTCAACATCAGCCAGTCCCATACCCATGGATTTAGCCTCAGCGTTTATCAAAGCTATCTCTTTCTTGTTAATTCTATCAAGCTCGTTCTGGTAGTTGTCATTTGCTATCTCCTGTTCTTTCTGGATCATGGCTTGCTGAATCTGAGCCTGTGCAATCTGAGCTTGCTGGTCAGCCTGCTGTTGCTGAATTTGCAACTGTTGCTGCTGCATAGCCATTTGCTGGTCACGCAAATCCTTGAACACCTTCTTCATGGCTCTCATAGACTTGGTGCTGTAGAGCTCAATGACATCGTATAGAGATCCACCATTCTGCATCAAAGGCTGGGCTAACTGACGAAGCTCGTTAAACATTTGTGTATCCTCAGGACGATTTGTCAAGAACACCTTCAGGTCACGGAACTTCAGATCAGATCCATTTACAGAAACAAAAGCTGATTCACCCTCGCTAGTGATGTAGCTGAGAGTGGATTGTGGCTTCTTAGATTCTACGTACAGGGCAGCATCAATAATGGCTTGGTAGAGCTGACCCATGACATATTCATGGGCTACAAACCAAGGTTCTGTCTGAGAATAGGATTGTTGAATAGCTGTATTGGTTCCTGTAGCAGATTCACTAGCTGATACAGATCCCATACGTTGTCTACTCATACCTATGAGTTCCCAACATTCGTTCTTAAGCTGTTGAGCTAGTGTATATCTAGATTGTATCTCTTGTGTTCTTGTAAGATCAATGTCTCTAAACTGGTTGAAGCTAGAAGGACTCTTTAAGTTCTCAGGGCTGTCATCAATAAAGACAACACCTCTGTTTCTTGCTTCCATTTCCCAGATGTCTAGGGCATCTTGAGCATCCCCATCCTTAGGAACAGGAATGTGTCTGATGGATGTTAAATACACCTTACCCACTTCCTTCTCTAGGAGTTTGTAAAGCTGGTTCATGCAGACATTGTACAACACCTGGAACGGTTTCATCAAGTCAACCAGAGATTTAGCCTCTGTGTTTTTCACTTCAAAAGTTATTCCAATGATTGGACAATAATTAAGAAGCTTAAAAGGTTTAACATGATAGATGTCTGGACCAATCTTTGTACCCTGATACCATTCATTAATCCATCCCCACTCTAACGATTGTTGTGTAGGAACAGTGCCAGACTTATAGTTTTCATCTACAAGAACAGATTGTTCGTTACCAAGCTCATCTAAATAAATTAGTTTACCAATTTTTCTTTTGCTCAGCCAGTAGCATCTCACCACCACATACTTGTAACCAAAAGAACTAACATTAGAGGTTAGTCCCAAGAAGTCTTTTAAACCATCGTTGTTCTCCTTCATTTCACTCTCAATAATCATACGAGTTTGAAGGACTAATGGATCAAACGTATCATAGGTAACTGAGTCAATACCAGGGACAACGTTAGGATTACCTAAGTTTGATTCGCGAACATTGATAAGTCCGTAGTCTTGGAGAGAACTTCTCAGATGGTCTATCTCTTCTTTAGTAAGGTCAGGAATGCTTTCAATGATCTCTGAAAGCTCCATAACTTGCACAGTGCCTGCAGCATAAGCACCTTGAGCTCTCCCCGTAGGATCAGAGATGTACTTCCTATCAGGCGTTGTAAGAAACCATGTGTTTTTTGGGTTAGCCACTTCGATGTTGAAGCCCAGTTTAGAATTGTCCTCATATATGTGATAGAATTCTCTTCCAGAAATTAGCATATCGCGAAACGCATCTTCACTCTTTTCCTTTAGATTAAACTCAGCCTTTTGGCATGTAAGGACATGATTGGCCCATTTCTCAGCTACAGAAGTGTAGCTATCTAGCACTTCCTTCACCTGATCAAATGTCATTTGTTCAAGATCTTCCTCAGAGATTTCCTCACCCTTCAGAGCAGCATTCTCAATGATTTTTGTTTTGGCTTGATTCAGAACGTATTGTTGTAATATGTCTGTCTTAAACTCCAGCTCTTCTGATTTGCTATCATCATCAAACGCTTTCACCCTAAATGTGTCAGGACGTTTTGTGATTTCACCCACCAACTCGTTCACTGGTGTTGTGATGATGGAATACATCTTTACATATGCAGGAAGTTGCAAGTCTGCTGTGAGAACATCCGTGAATGATCTCACCTGTGGTTCTTGATAGAAGTCTTCCATTCTAAGAATACCCTTCATCAAGTCGTAGTTCTTAACAAACGTGTCACGGTTCTTTACATACTCAGCATATGCCTTGTTTGCAAAGTAGTCCATCGTATTCTTTATCCAACTCTCATCCTGCTTCTCCTTCTCAGTTTTGAACTGATCAGGGAATATGTTAAGATAGGCATACCTAATCGTAGCATCTTTCGTATATCTAATAATTGCCATTATAAGAACAATTTACTTTTTTTCTTTTGAAATAATCCTCTTGATTCTGTGAACAGTTGATTCTTTTTGTTTGGTCTGAAGAAAGCTTTCATCCTATCATCTCCACTTCCTCCCACCTTTCCTAGAATGGGATCCATCTTGAGAGCCTGAGCTATTGCTAGCTCTGCTGCCACAATACGGTCAAAGTTACCCTGATCGTTATACTGAATAATCTCTTCCAGTAGAACAGGATCAAATATCTTAGACACGCCTGTGGTTTGTTTAGTTATATTACCGTCTTCATCCTTCTCTTCATACACAACAGCTTCCATATATTTCTTCAGACAGTTGTGTAGATAGTCTCTTATCTTTTCTGCAGAACGGTGAACACCATAGTCACGTTTCACTGTAGTGCCTGGCACCACTTCCTTCAGCCATTCTGGTTGCTTCTCTAGATAGTGTGCATCTCCTTTACTCTTCATATATTCAATAAAGGATATGTCATCATTCTCACAAAGCGTGCGTGCATTGTAATATTTGATAAGAAGTCTAGCCTGTTCTTCCCAGGTTTCCTTCTTATCAGGACGTGCACAATACGAAGCTACGAACATATCTTGGTATTTCTCTCCTGTTATGTCGTGCATTCTCTTATATATGTACACAGATCCCAGAGATGTAGAATATGCAGCTTGTCCTTGTCTATATGGGTCCACACCAGCTACATACAACCCATATGGAGGATTCTCTAACGGAAACTCATACACCACCACTGGGGCATCCTTCAGATCACTGCTCTTTAGAGGGAAGTTGGTGATGGGTTGTTTATCTGTAAACTCATGTGCTATCTTCTCGCCATCATGAAACAGAATTACAGGCGTACCTGTACGTTCCTGTGCAAGAAGTCTAGCCTTCTGACGTTTAGCTGCCTCTATATCAAATATATTTGTATCCTCATTAAGGAAGATGTCATCCACCTCTAATGGGTAGTACATCTTCTCCTTCAAATAAGCCACTCTATCACCAGCTTTCTTGAGTCTCTCTAGGTTTGACTCTGTAATTTCTTTTGCTTTCTCCTCATTACTCACCAGCATTCTTACATTATGTAGGTCGCTGTCTTTTGGCTGGTCAAGAAATGCACCAAGCGTGCTTTCCTCTTTAGCCTCCATTCTGTATTTGTAGGAAATGAACAGTCCGTGTACACGTCTATCATCCTTCTCATTATTATATGTAAGGAAGTTGAAGTTGTCCACATCAAACATTAAGGACTTAGCGTCCATGAACCTTTTCATATCACCACCTGTACCTGTCAGGATTGGGGAACATCCCCATCCATAAGGAGTGGTGAAACCAGGCACGGCTGCCTGGAAACCTCTGAGGAAATTACCCTTACCAATCTCGTCAATAATTAGTTTACGAGGTTTAGTACCTGCAATAGCCTCTTCGTTATTACCTTCATCCAAGTTACGGATGAGGATCTGGGAGAATGGTATACGTTCTCCTGATTTGGTCTTAATACCTAGGGTGACTTGGTTTTTCCAATTATCCTCCACTCTCTGCCATCGCCATGCTTCAGGTAAAAAGTTGAGGCCCTTGTCCAGCTTATCTGTGATCAGCTTTATATCGGGGGCATTCAACCCAGCGATCACATTCTGGGAGTTTTCATCAAATGTAGCGCCCCACCCTATGTAAGAAGCCTCAAGAACTGACTTGGCAAAACGTCTAATTCCCAGTATTACCAGTCCTTTTTTGTCTTGCTGTGCCCTTTCTATTTCGTTTGTTACAATCCACTCATTATCTCTAAGCAGCGGATTGGCATATTTTTGTGTTATTCTTCCACGTTCATCAATAACATCCACCTCTGTATGCCATATGTTTAAATGCCAATACAGAAATGGGTTGATGAATACACCATTCATCATTGCACCGTTCAAGCATAGCTCTCTGTGGAAGTCAAAGAATGGCTTGTATTCAGCTGACTCACGGTCAGGAATACGCGGTTGGTTGATAAACCAGTCTTTGTAGTCTATACTTTTAAGCTCATTCATTATCGTCTTGTCCTAAGGAAATCTTCAGCCATAGCGCTGAGTTCTCCGTTTCCTCTCACTTCCACCTTAGCTTCTTCCTTCTCACGCAGTTTCTCCACCACCTCTAGAAGAGCCAAATAGTTCTTCATTGTCTCCTGTATAAACTTGCCTTGGGCTTCAATAGATGCTATCACCATAGGAAGCATGCCTCCCTTGGCTGTGGGTTTCCACTCAATCCTGTCCTTTAGTTCATGCAAAGGATTGGCATCAACATAAGCCTTCCAGCTTTGTAGTTGTTGCTCAGCCCAATCGAGCTCAGCATTAACATATGTAGTTTTATTAATAGTCTTCGCCATCTTGTTCTTTTAGTATGTCATCAAGATTCATACCATCTCTGATAATCTGATCAAGCTCGCTATCATCCGTGTGAGGAATGTCCAATTCAAGCTCAGATTTGTATTTCTCTAAGGCAAAAAGGATTTCCTTGTCTGTCAGTCCCCACACATCCCCATATCCGTCCAGAGCTGTAGCTAAATGCCTGCCCAGATTGTACGTGGGATAGGCACTATGTAGTTGTTGGAGGAGCTGAAGAATCTGGCTGTAATAACTGGCTTTTCTCATTCACATTATTTTACAATCAATCCAGCACTTGCAGCTGACAGCTTGTTTAGTCCTGGACTAACTACATCCTTAATAAGCTTAGCAATTTCTTCGTTGGCTAGGCCCTTTACATCTTCTGAAATTCCTGGTGTTGCCACGAGAGCTCCAAGCTTCTCAATAACAATCCATGCTTCTACTATTGGGTTCATAATAATTGGTTTAAATCTTCGTCATCTAGGTCTTTCTGTGGATCTAGTTCCACCTCAATATCGTAATCATCTTCCACATCTTGTTCCTCTAGTTCCTCATCTTTAGAATAATATTCCTGCTTTATGGCAATGCCAATATTATCTTGTATCTCGTTGGCTTGACCTATGATGTCAACAAAGTCAGCACCCTGATTCCAAGCGTCTGTCAATACACTAATGAATATTTTCAGAGGAATCTTTCTGAGGACAATTTCGTTCTTATTTTCCATGGCTTGTCATTTCTTCTTCCTGATCTGGGGTTACCAACGCTGTCCATTTATTTATAGGGCAGCTGCATGAGAGGCATTTGGTTTTAGCAGCCAGTGTGCACCCACAATGTGTGCAATGATCGTCTGGTCTGACGGTTTTGTAATCTTTCCTGTTTTTGGAATGGTAGTCACATGACTGGCATATGGCTAGCCTTTCTTCACTGGTCTTCGCTATTGTGTCCTTCAGCTTCTTGGGCGGCAGCAGGTTGTTCCTCCACCCCTCGTAAATCTGACTTATCATTGTGTATCCTTGGTTTTAAATCTCGTATACCGTCCACAGCCAACTGGTGTTTAAACCTGGCCGACTTCCTTTTAGCCTCTGGCAATGTCTCGTCTTCCATCCACCTACCAAACAGTTCCCTCTGACTCTCAAACTTCTCCATCATCCTATGTGCTTTCTTCTCATTAAAGAAGAATTTGCCAAACCCACTGATTTCCACACTCTTGTGTTGGAAGAGCGCCTCGTTAGCAGATTGAAACTGGTGATTGACCACTGTCTCCAGCGTTTTCTCACTAGTCATCATCTTGACAGCCAGCCTCCTAATCAGATAGTCCTTGACAGACAGGCTGATGGGCTTATCTGTGAACAAGTCTGATTTCAAGGGTGATGTCATGTTCAAAGTTTAACAGGATTTGAGAGTTCACCTTCACCTTGGTCCCGTCCTTCACCAGTATTCCCATCTTCTTCAGCCTGGAAATAATGTTGTTAATAGACGGATTGGTGGTGCCATATTTCTCACAGAAGTCCTTACGTATATTAGCATAGGAGATGTTTCCCCTAATAGCTGTAAAGGCTATAAGCTGCAATTCCCTTTGTGTAAGCTTAAGATTGTTGATGGCTGAGAGTATTGTATAATACCTCTCTGCTAATTGATATTCATCAATTTCTACCCTCCTAAGCTTTTGTAATATGGTTTTCATATTTAGTTGCTACAAAGATAGACATTTATTCTAACATGTTCAAATACAATCTTTTACACTATTGCTATATTATCCTCCATTTCTCTCCTTAACACTCTCCATTCACAGGCTTTATATATGAAGGACATACATGTCCTAACCCACCCACCGCCCCAAAGGTACAGCACTTCCATATATACATCCAAATTTATTTTTTTGTCAACCTATAACTTGACTATCCATAAACAAATGTCAATGTACACCCTGACGGGTGTAATACCCCCATATACATCCCCCTATATACCCATACGGGTGTAAAAGCATCCCCCCTTACTCCCTGGGGTAGGGCAAACTTATCATGTATATAGGAGGGGAGGAAATCTATTGTATCCATAAGAGGGGAGGTTACTCCAACCCAAATCCCCCAGCACATTCTGAGAGTTGCGGGTGCCCCCCGTCAAGCTCTCTAGAAGCTTGCTCTTTCATTCCGTATAGTGACTAGCCTAAAATTGATTAGGTAGTGGCTGAATGATGCCATCAGGTCACAGAGGTCATCTAGAGCAAGCTTTTCTTTTGCCAAATCATTAACAGCCTCTAATTCCGTCCCAAATCCTCATGCACAATTTAGTCATTTTATTCTTAAACCATAAAAATCAAAAACAGATGAAGAATTATGTCATCAACAACGGTGCGTTCACAGCAAGCGGAAATTTCTCAGGTTACACAGCTCTAGGCGAAAGAGTGCATCTCTTTGGTCGTCAGATGCAAGCTCTTGGTTGGACTAAACCAGAAGACGTTAAGTTCCCATTCTATTGCATTGGTACTACCAAGCAGATTGGTCAGCTTGATGCTAATGGTAAACCATTGGTGGATGCTAATGGTGTTGCTGTTACAACAGACAGACTTACAGCGTTAAGTGCATTCAAGACTCGTGAAGAGATCAAACAAGCACATGCTGATGCTGCTCTGTTGGACGTAGAGATTCAACAAGAGATTCGCAACCAAGCAAGCACAGCAGGCTTGAGCCAACATGCTGTTGATGCTCTTGCTAACGCAGCGTTCTAAAGCTAACAAAGTGTTCCTTCTGACCCACACAGGGGGAACACTTTACCATTAACACCATTATATATAAGGGTGGGCATCATGACATGTTGCGTAGGGTGGGTTTTTACATGAGTTAAGCCTCATAACTCATTGATTCTCTGTGAGTTAGAGAGTTGTAGTGTAACCCATTGACAGTATAGAGGGTATAAATCGTGATAGCATAGATGTGTAGTCTATGACAATAATATAGCATTAATTAACCAAAAAGCCTGTACACAGCCAAACGATTGTTATGACACAACAACACATTAAAGCTCATGCATTAGCTGATAGAGCTATTGCTAATCCAACATTGTTAAACCAGTTAGATGATGATACAATGATTAAGTTTGCTATTGGTGTATCTAAGTATGATGTAGATAAAGCCATGCAGCTTATGGATCTTAAATACCCAGATGTTAAACCATCTAATATGATTAGGTTTTGGGAAGCTGTTGGTATTCTCATTCCTGCAGAAGATTTTTCATAAGAGCCTGTAACAGGGCTCTTTTTAAATAACGTTCTGTTTAATCAACAGATAGTATGTCCTATACGATGAGAAACAGTTTGATAGCTGTATGGATAAGCTAACATAACTTGGTTATGTTCAGGGATGACTACCTGGGTGACGAGCTAAACAGTCTATTCCTAACCTAGCAATAGGGACAGCCGCAACACCTGTAAGTTGGATAGATTAGGGTGTTGTTAATGCACCATTCTAGCTTCCCAAGGGCTAGCAGACATACGTACCTCAGAAAATAGCCTATCGTGGTGATAGGCAACGTATGTCTGAGTGCAGAGGGATAAACACACATCAGGGAACGTATGCTCTGATATTTGTGGATGTAGAATAATCCTCAGCTTCAACCTGCTAAACGGTACACAGAGGGTAATCAGTCCTCTTTTTACATTTCCTTTTTAACCAACTAAATTTATTAACGTCATGGAAAATTATGCACTTGTATTTGTAGACAACGCATTTGTTGTCATTTCTTATGAGGATTGGATGTCTCAGCCTTTTGGATATGTATTAGAGACCTCCACAGACCTATTAGACCTGAAACACAGGGCAGAATGGAAGAATAATGAGATTTATGAACATGCATATGTTTAATAATCAACACATTATGTGTTCTGATTAAAGCATTGGTTGAGGCTTGTTCCTCTCATGACAGGTACATTGAGCCTGTTATAGATAGTATACATAGTTGTTTTGGTTGACAATTTAGCTCCTGTGTGTCTACATGGGAGCCTTTTTTTAGGATAGAGAGAGGATAGAGCAGGGATAGGGTCTATCCTTGATATTGAAATTATATTGAAAATATATTGAAAATCAATTACATATGACAGAAGATCTGAATTTAGAAAGAATGAAGCTGCGCATACTAAACAGATGTTGGTATGACATGGAGCAGTTTCCCACCATTAGAAAGATAGCTAATGTGACAGGCATGACAGAACGGACCATTCACAGGTTTGCAAAGGATAACAATTTGCCTAAGCGCACCAAGACCAACATACGCAAATGTATAGCCACAGCATTTATAAAAACTTTGCCGTCTAGCTAAACATTGCTATATTTATGTGCCCATTTATAAACCAAAAATAGAACAAAATGAAGACCATCCAACTCTCTCCAAAGGAATTTGTATTGTTTAAAATCCTAGCCAACAAAGCACAACTTATTTTCATGTATTGGGTGACACAGGGCATTGTCCATGTGGAAGCTAATGCATCAACGCTTAGCGAGTTGGGTTACTAAGGATGGAAGAGCAGCTCTGAAACACGGGCTGCTTCTTTTAATGTGTCATATAATGCACATTATATGGTAAAACATATAAATCACATCCAAATAGCAGTAAAAGATGCATTTGCATGCACTTTTTGGTAAAATTCATGCACATTATTACATAATACATTCAAAATCAATAAATTATGCCAGACATAAAAAGTGCCTGAAAATTTTGGTTTTCTGACATTTTTGTTTTAAATTTGTCTATAAAATAAAACATCATGGACAAAAAGGAACAGAAAAGACAATACGATATAAAGTATAGAGAGGAAAACAAAGACATACGTTCAATTCAGAACAAGATATGGTATAAAAGTTCTAGAAAGACAAAGTTTAAAAATGATCCACAACATTATTTGTGGTACATTGCAAGAACTAGATCTAGACAAAAAAACATTGAGTTTACCATTGTTAAAGAAGACATTATAATCCCAGAGGTTTGCCCAATTTTAGAAATACCTTTAGCTAAGGGAGACGGTTATCTACCTAACGCTATGTCTCTGGATAGAGTAGATAACAATAAAGGATATGTTCCTGGTAATGTTAGAGTCATTTCTCGTAAGGCAAATCTTATGAAGTCTTCTCTTACACTAGATGTACTAGAAAAATTAATTAAATACATTAAAAACGAAATATAATATGTGTCCAGATATAACTATGTGCCCAGGGACAGATTGTCCTCATAAGGAAAAATGTTATAGATATACAGCTACGCCAGATGACCTATGGCAGTCTTATTTTGTATCTTCACCCATAAAAGATGGTAAATGTGACCACTATTGGGGAGAGAATGGAGAAGCTATATGGAATCAATTAAATGACATTGTAAAAGGTAAAGAATGAAAAAGAACCTAGAATTTTACTTAACTTTGATAGCGCTTGTCATTGTGATATATGCTGTCTACAACACAGGAGAAAGAGTGAGACAAATGGAGGCTAATTGCATGCTGCAAGGCGGTGATATAGCCAGAGATTCTATTCAGCAAGAGCTCACACGCTATCAATTAACATTAGAGATGCTAAAAGAAGAAGACAGTGATGCTGCTGACAAGTTTGAAACAATTCTATATAAATTTGAATAACTATGGCACAACAAACAGCAGTAGAATGGTTAGCAGAACAAATAAATCCTAATATGAAAACTATGCAAGGTCATATAATACAAGATTTACTTGAACAAGCCAAACAAATGGAGAAGGAGCAGATAGAAAAAGCATATACCAAAGGTGTGTTTAGCATATTGGAGTGGAGAAAAGAAGAACATTACTACGAAGAAACATATGGAAAATAAAAGCTTGACAAACGACATAGAAAACTTAATAAAAGGAGAAGAAATATGAAAAAACTAATCATCGTAGGTGCTGTGTTCCTATTTGGTTGTGCAGCACAAGGCATTATGTTAGGCAAGAGACAAAAAGACTATAGCAGATTCTCTGTGGACGGTCAAATAGTGTCATATAATGGGAAGCCATTGGCTAAATACCAAGCTAAAACCTATTCACTAGATGGTGGAGAGCTGGTAGAAGAATACAATTTGCTTATGCTAGACAACAACATCAGCAATAAACAGCTAATAGGTGACCTAATAGACTTTGTTTCACAAAGGCATGAAGGTGCTGAGGTGGAAATTGAGATAGACTCTTATAACAGCATATTTAAGCTTTAAAATCGTATAACATGATAGGCACTATCTTCAGAAAAAGAGTGGAAAGGCATGAAATGGGAACAGCAGGCAAGAGTATGTATCAGAGCTGGAAGGTGACAGCTGACTTAGGTAATGGTATATATTCCTGTGTGCGTGTAGACAATACACAAGATCCTATGGGTGCTGCTAGTCCACAGAAACGTACATTTAAGCTTGCTGACATACAAAAACACTTGAAAAACAAGGAATAACATGTTTTACACAGTAGAACTTGTGCTTAAGAGCTATATGCCTAAGCAATTAGAAAAGGGTATGTGGTTTATCACAAAGCTAAATCCAGGTACCCGCAAAGAATATTCAGAGATATGGGCGCTTGACAAAGTTCCTAACCAACCGTTAGAGGAGTTTGTCACACAACATGGAGCGCCTGTAGAACCCTATCTCATCTATGATGAGCAAGTGATTGCTGAGCCACACGAGATTGGTTGGTGGGATGAAGGAGAGGATACAGATGAGCTCAGAGATCTAGAACTCAAAGATGTCAACATGATATTGGATGAATTTGATGGAGAAGTGGATGTGCATGTTGACGATTGGGATTATGCTCATGAGGATGAATTAAACCCTATTATTTATGCAGGAAAAGTCACCATGTGCATACCAGGCCTTTATGATGAGGAAGATGATGATGAATGGGATGAGGAACCATATGATGACATGGATGATGATTCTTGGAAAGAAGATTAACATTATGAAACTAATCAAAAATTTACTATTTGGCAAGCCTGCAGAGCCTGTTTGCCATATTGAGGAAGGTTATTACACTGTCTATCCAGATGCACCCATCAGCGAACAGGAATGGAAAAACGAATTCAAGGTGGGGATGATGTCAGACAGAAAGATTGTTCACTTAGACTAAAGCATATGAAAAAGTGGAATTGGTCTTTTATAATCGTATGGACTATTATATTCATTATTACATACTTCCTGTGGAAATCAATATTCAAAATGATTATATGACAACTTATGCACAAGCGCTTGCTGTTAATGCAGACAGGAAAAGAAAGAAGGAAGTGAGAGACTTCCTTTTTTCATTTTATGCAGACATGCAGCTAAATAAAATCGTGGGATTAGCGGGTCCACACATTCAAGATTATATAAACTTCTGTAAATCAAAGGGTTATACAGAGTTTGAAATCTATGAAAAAGATGGTGTAACAGCAATACATCAATTAGTTCAATTGAAAGACACTGTACAGCTTAAACTCAAAGATATTTTAGAAGCTAATCCTAATGAACCTGGTACATTGTATGATTTGGACTATTGTGGAACTGTTCGCTATCTAAAAGAGCATATATCTAAATTCAAAGAAAAGTTCATCATGACATTTTCTTGTCGTGTACCTCAGAAAGAGACAATAGGTACATTCTTTAGCGTAAGAGATGAAAAGATTATTAAAACTTACGTTAAATCCCATCCCTTGAAACACACAGAATACCATACAAACAAGGGTGTTTATGTACATGTAGGATACCGTGATGGTTCTCCCATGTGTTGTTTTGCTAAAATTGCGTAATCCATTATTTTATAATTAAAATTAAACAAAAATGACAAACAGTTTCTTCTACAGCACAGTAGACATTCAGAGAATGAAAGACCTCATCCGTACAGGTCAACCCCTTAGACAGATTGCACAAAGAGAGCATACCAATTTTGGTGCAAGTATGAATGGGTTTTATGGCAAGCTTCTTTTCCTTTCTAAGACAACTAGGAAGATTAAAACATGGGAAGGTCCAAAGAGAATACGCAGAAAAACCACAACCGCTGAAACAACAAACACCACCACAGGTTTTGAAGTTCCTACAGGTACAACGTTTGAAGGAACACCTAAAAAGGTGATGATTTGTAAAGACCATTTTCGTATTTATTTCTAAACCTCCTAAATACACATCCTTATGGCATCCACAACACTCGTCTATCGCTCCTCATGGAGTCCTATTAAACCTTTAGTCTATTCTGATGATTCTGACAATCCTTCAGTAAACAAACTCATTGATGACATTTTCAGAATTAAGATGCGAACAAAGAGACTAGTTCTTGACAATAACAAAATGTATTATCAGCCTTCTGATGAATACAAAAAAATTGTTGTTCGTATTAGAAAAATAAGGTAAATTTGAGTCCCTGCTTCTATGTCAGGAGCAGGGATTAAATTTTATAGATATGGAAACTAATAAAGTATTTGAAACATGCATTTTATGTGGCAAAGAAACAAATGTTCCTATTGATATGCATATAGACTTTAGAACAGGCTATATAGAGGGTGCTGGTCAGCTGTGTTATGGCTGCTATTCAAATGGTACAGATAACAGACAAATGCTCATTCCTGTGCCCATGGTTTACAACACACCTAATGACCAGGAGCTTGGTGCTAAGGTGAGACAACATTATTGGAATATATATGGAGAAGAAGACAAAGAAAAAAATAGTAGCAAAGATTGAAGTTATATGCTACAATAATAACGAGTGTGATTTTAATATGGAAGGTGAGAGAAACTCCATGATTCCTGCACTAGCTGCGCTGCTAGCTGATAAAAGCGAAGAAAACGATTTCCATCACATGATGACCATTGCAATAGCAGTGGTTTTAGAAAAGGATAAGATGGACAGAAAAAAAGCTGCTGTTAAGAAAAAAGCTAAAAAAGCTGTGTAATGAACGTAGTTATTTATGACATAGAAACTTTAAAAGAATATTTTCTGGTGGTTGTATTGGTTCCAGGAGAGCCATATAGATCATTCAAGGTGAACAGGCACCATAATGACTTGAATGCATTCATGGTATTCACAGAGAGATATAAGGACTATTATTGGGTGGGCTACAACAATCTCCGATTTGACTCTCAGGTGATAGAATGGATCATGCGTAATCAAGAACATTGGTTTGACCTTACCAACCTAGAAATAGCTGCTAGAATACACCAAAAGGCTGCTGATGTCATACATGACGCTAATTACGATGTGTTTCCTGAATATAGAGAGACTGACCTTACGCTTAGACAAATAGATCTTTTCAAGATTCACCACTTCGATAACAAAAATCGAAGGGTGAGTCTGAAGAGACTAGAGTTTGAAATGGACCTAGAGAACATTGAAGAGATGCCTATTGATCACAACAAATCAGGGCTCACAAAAGAGGAAATAGTCCTCACAACAGAATATTGCTTCAATGATGTCTGGGCCACCTATCAGTTCTATAAAATCACCACAGGTGATTGTGATCACCCGCTCTATAAAGGCAACAACCAAATAGAGCTGAGACAAGATATAGAACAGGAGTTTGGCATACCATGCATAAACTATTCTGACAGTAAGATTGGTGATGAGATGATCAAGAAATACTACTGCCAGGAGAAAAGAATAGAATACAGAGAACTACCTAAGAAGGGCACGTTTAGAAAGAGCATAGATGTAAAGGAATGCATAGCTAAATATGTGAAGTTTACATCCCCAGAGCTAAAACAGTTCCTTGCACGCATCAAAAAGATGAGTTTGGGCTTGCAGGATGACTTTAAAGAAGAATTGCATTTCTATGGGAATGTGTATTCCTTCATGAAGGGTGGTTTGCATACAGAAAATAGTCCTAAGATATTTGAAGCTGATGACACACATGAAATTATTGACTGGGACGTAAGCTCATACTATCCAGCCATCATTATTAACAATGGTCGTTATCCTGCACATCTAGGTAAGGAGTTTCTACGTGGTTATAAAGCCATGTTTGAGAAAAGACTAGAGCTAAAACCACTGGCTAAGAAAGATAAGCGTATAAAAGGTATTGTAGGTGCACTAAAGCTTGCTGTAAACTCTGTTTATGGTAAGTCAAGTGACATGCAAAACTGGATATATGACAGGCAATTAACCATGTTCACCACTATTACGGGTGAGCTAAGCCTGATGATGCTTATTGAGGCATATGAACTAGCTGGTATACATGTCATATCTGCCAACACTGATGGTGTAACAATTATGATAAAGAAATGTTACAAAGATGAGATGGATAAGATAAATAAGTGGTGGATGGATTTGACCAGCTATGAGCTAGAACGCACTGATTATCAGAAGATTATATTTAGCACCGTAAATGATTACCTAGCAATTAAAACAGATGGAGAAGTTAAAAAGAAAGGCGATTTTCTCACGGATTTTGAGCTTCATAAGAACAAGTCAGCAAGGATTGTCCCAATGGCTTTGGAACAATATTATACTCGTGATATACCTGTTGATAGTAGTATTAGGAGCCATAATAACATCTTTGACTTCTGCATAAGACAGAAAGCCAGTAAAGACTTTCATTATGAAGGAATAGATAGATCCACAGGTAGTAAAACCATCTACAATAAGTTGATTAGGTATTATGTATCCAATACGGGTGAGAAGCTTCTGAAAGTGAAGAATGAGGATTCACAGAGTGGTGCAGCTGATGTGTCTCAGGTGGAAGCTGGAGAATGGTTAGCCACAGTGTGCAATCATCTAGACAAATCACATCCTTTAGACAACATCAATTATGCCTATTACATTGAAAGAGCTGAGAAAATCATAAGCAAGATACAGCTTGGAGGTAAGAAGCGTAAGGTGGTGGTCAATCCTAACCAGTTAAGTTTATTCTAATGCTACTAAAAAAAGGTGACAGATTCAAGGATTACATGGGCACACCGTGTTTCATAACATACATGAGAGGAGACATTATTAAGCTCTCCTTCATAGAAGAACGCCCACATGTTGAAGTGTGGGACAAAAAAGAATTTATAGATGAGGTGAGAGTAAATAGATTCTTTCCTCAGCCAAAAGAGCCTATCAATAGGACAAATATTACAGCACACATGCTTGAATATCAATTGAATATGGTGGGTAAGACAGTAGATCAAGCTAAGAAAATGGATGATTGGTACAGCAAATGGACCATGACAGCCAAACAGCATGAACTATTTAAAGCATATGCCATTCCGCTGCTAAAGAAGATTTTTAAATTTAATAAAACAAAAGCGGAGAGCACATTTGCATGGTTTGACCTGCAATACGGTCTTCGCATAAAAGACTAACCCAATGCTTACTATTGCACTCGCTGTCATCCTAATTGGTGTTTGGATATGGATAGGATGGGAAATATATCACGCTCCAACTATGAAAGATGATGATATAGATGACCCTACCACTACATTTTGGCATGAGGATGATGACAAAAAATAATCACATGAAAACAGAAGATTTCGAGAGAGAACATCTCAAGGATTTTGTATATTTGCAGGCTGCACGCGTTGAAGAGGAAGCAAGAATAATACAAGAAATAAATGAGGAGGAAAACCGCCTACCAGCAAAGATTACATTACTCCCTGAACTGAAGAAGAATGAACCTGAAATTAACCCCTTACCATTTTGAAGAGCTCGTCAAAAAGAGTTATTCGTTAGACATAATTTTTCTGTTGAAGTTGATAGAAGAGCAGTATGATTTGAAACCAATGTATGAAAACAGCATGAAGATTGCTGCTCTTTATCAAACCTTGATAAGAAAGGGATTGATCACAGATACAGAGGATAAGCTCACAACACTTGGCACAGATCTTCTAAAATTTATTGAAACAAAAGAAGAAACTAAGATTGTTAAAAGAAAGCCTGCCACCACAGAGTTTGAAGAATGGTGGAAAGCATATCCAGGCACAGATAATTTCATACATAAGGGCAAGAAGTTTGTGGGATCGAGAACTCTCAGAAGCAATAGAGATGAGTGTAGACTCAGATTTAACAAGATACTGTTGGAAGGAGAATATACAGCAGCAGAACTAATAGCAGCGCTAGAGTTTGATGTTCTACAGAAGAAAGAGAACTCTGTCAAGACTGGCACAAATAGGCTCAGCTATATGCAGAGCAGTGCTACGTATTTGAATCAACGCAGCTATGAACCATTTATTGAACTAATTAAAGAAGGTGCTAAGATAGAAGAAGCACCAATTAAACCTACAGGAGGAACTGACATATGAGTTTTGAACAACTGAAACAAGAGGTAGAACTTGGTCTAGCAGGACGCAACAATGGCATACCTATGGGCTTCTCAAGGTTGAATAGGTACATTGGCATACGCAAGAGCATGTACTTTCTTGTGGGTGGTTTGACAGGCTCTGGTAAGACATCCTTCATAGATGATGCATTTGTTCTTAATCCATTTGATTGGTATATCAACCAACAAGATCCAGGAGTGAAGCTACGCATCATCTATCGTTCTATGGAGCGTTCTCGCACCTATAAGCTGGCTAAATGGGTGAGCAGAAAAATCTTTCTGGATCACGGATTAATTATTCCCGTGAGCAAGCTATTAGGCTGGAATGAGAAGATGACCAAGGATGAACATGATTTGTTCCTTATGTATGAGGATTACATGGGACAGATGGATGATGTCATCACTATTATTGATGGACCAGACAATCCCATAGGTGTTGCCAAAGAATTAAAGGCGCACGCTCTACAAAACGGGCGCGTTGAACAGATAGATGAGTTTAACAAGCGCTATTTGCCTAACAATGACAATGAAGTGACTATTGTGGTAATTGACCATATTGGTCTACTTAAAACCACAAAGGACCAGACTACCAAGAAACAGGCTATTGATAAGATGTCAGATGAGCTTAGATATGCTCGTGACTTTTATGGATATACGCCTGTGGTGGTGAGTCAGTTTAATCGTGATATCAGCAATCCAATAAGAATAAAGAATGGAGATGTTGAGCCACAGCTGGAGGATTTTGCAGAAAGCAGTCAGACGCAAAATGATGCAGACGTGGTGTTAGCCTTATTTGATCCCATGCGCTATAAAGTGGCAGATGCAAGTGGATATGAATTAGAAAAGCTCAAAGACCAGCTTGGTGCTAAGTATTTTAGAAGCTTACGACTCATCAAAAACTCTTATGGAGAAGATGATGTGCGCGTAGGTCTTGGTTTCATGGGTCAGATAGGCATGTTTAAAGAGCTGCCCAGACGTAGTCACATGACAGACAGTGATTATGAATCTGTGGTGGACAAAACTTTTTTCTTAAATAAATAAAATGAATATTAAACTATTTAGCACAGCTCCCAACAGAAAGGACATATTTTGGCAGATTGTGCTCCTACCAACTATGGCCATCCTAAGAAATCGTGAATTCAATGAATCATATACAGTGTTCACTGCTGAATGGTTATATTGGGGTGTAACAATTATCAGATATGACAATTAGAGATGAAAGGCAGAAAGAGTTTGCCCAGAAATGGATGAAGAACGGTAAGTTTGGTATCCTCAACCTGTGTCCCAGGTTTGGTAAGATCAGAACCACCATTAACATCCTGAAGGAACTCAAACCTAAAAGCATCATCATAGCCTATCCAGACACCAAGATTAAAGAGTCTTGGGAATCTGAGTTTAAGCAGATGAAGTATAAAAACGAGAATATTCAGTACACCACCCACCTGTCGCTACACAAGTATCAGGAGGAAGAATTTGACCTTGTGGTGATAGATGAGATACATTTGCTGTCTGAGGCCCAAATAGAGGCTGCTAGGACGCTATTAGAGGTCAATAGCTGCGTTCTAGGGCTTACAGGCACCCTATCTAGGTGGACAGAGGAAACCCTCGCCCAAGAGCTTAATTTGATGGTGGTGGCTCACTATCCCATTGAGCAGGCTATTGAGGAAGGTGTAATTGTGGATTATGAGATTACGGTGGTGCAAGTTCCTCTAGATAACACGCGTAAGCAGAATTACAAGGACAAAATCAGAACTGAGAAAGCCCAGTTTGAAGCTTATGGCTGGGTGATAGACCAGATGGAGAGGCAGAATAAGCCCACCATGTTCCTCAGGCTAGCTAGGATGCGTATTATTCAGAACAGCATAGCTAAGATGGAGAAAACCAGAGAGCTCATTAAAAAGCATAAAGATGAGCGTGTGTTGGTGTTCTGTGGTGTCACGAAGATAAGTGACCAACTAGGCATTCCTGTCTATCATAGCAAGGCAGGAGAGAAATCCACCTTTGAAGCATTTGCTAATGGGAAGGGGAATCACTTGGCTGTGATAAAAATAGGTAACACGGGGGTAACATATAAACCTCTTAACCGTGTAATTATTAACTATTTCGACAGCAATGGTGAAAACCTAGCCCAAAAGATCAACAGATGCATGGCTATGGAATATAACAATCCAGATAAGAAAGCACAGATTTACATTGTATGCTCTACAGAGGATGTAGAGAGGAAGTGGTTAAAGAGTGCACTAGAATTTTTTGACAAAAGCAAAATAAAATACATATGAAAGTAGAATTGATCAAGGAAGAAAGATTTAACGAGAGTCCTTATTACATCATCAGAGTGGATGATAAGTTTGTCACAGGTTCTCCTGAGCAGGAAAAGGCTGAGAAGCTGTACAATGATTTAATTTCTAACCCAGATGCACTAAAAACTAAGATAGAAATTTTGAAATCTGAGGAAATTGATGTATCTTCGACGGATTAAATCACATTAAACCGTTAAAGCACATGGCAAGTAAATTAATTGGAATTGTAGGTCAAACTGGTACAGGTAAATCAACTGCTATCAAGTATCTAGACCCAAAAGAAACGTACATTATCAACGTAGCAAAGAAAGAACTCCCATTCAAAGGCTCAGAGAAACTGTACAATTCAGAAAACAAGAATTATGCTGAGCTAGATGATGCAGTGAAAATCACACAAAGACTGCGCAAACTCTCAGATGATGCCCCTCACATCAAGAACATTGTTATTGAGGACAGCAATTACATTATGGGTTTCACTATTGTGTCAAAGGCCACAGAAGTGGGCTACACCAAGTTTAGCGTTATGGCTAAAGACATGGTGGACATGTTTAGAGAAGCTCGTAAGCTCCGTGAGGACATCACGGTGTTTTATCTCACACATCCAGAGACAATCGAAGATGGTGGAGATATTGTAGGTTATAAGATTAAGACAGCTGGTAAGATGATTGACAACCAGGTGTTGCTAGAAGGACTCATCACTGTATGTCTCTACACATATGTAGAAGAGAACAAGGATGGCACAGCTAGTTACAATCTCATCACCAATAGATTCAAGAAAATGCCTGCAAAAAGTCCAGATGGTATGTTTGCAGACATCAAAATCCCAAACAACTTACAACTAGTTGTGGACACAGTGAAGAAGTATTACAATTAAATCACATAAAATTAGAAAAATGGAACCAATTTACACTTTAACACCCATGGAAGCAGTTGAACAAGTTAAGGAAATTGCTCGTGAATTAGAAAGAATAAGCAGTATAGAAGACACTGTATCTGTATATGAACTATTCACTCTTGCAATAAAAATCCAAGAAAACATTCTTAAATCTGAGTATAATGAATTTTATGCAACAGCAAATGTTATTTATACAGGAGAATGTGTCCCATCAGCATTAGAAAAAATTGGTATGGAATTAAAAAATGTTTCAGAAAGCATTTCAGAAGTTAGTTTATCAAACAAACAATAAAAACAAAGTACAATGATCCAAGGAGACAAAAAAGAAAGACAATCCCTGCCCGAATTAAGTAAGAAGGTGGGATTATTTGAAGCACGTGTTATTGCAATCAATCCAACAGCTGAGGAATTCAAAGAAATCCTAGACATTGAGTTGTCTGAGGAAAGCAAGGTTACTGAGTATCTAGGCACAAGCAGAGATGGTAACACATTTTTGCGTGTAGATGTTTGGTTGGAAGAAATAAAGAACCTAGACAAGTTCAAGGTGACATTCTTCCTAGAGGACAAAGAGCGTGATAACAAAGATGGCAGCAAGAAGCAATATATCAATAACATTGGTAAATGTGCTTGGGCTGATGATCCAAACAATCTAGCTGACTGGTTCACAAAACGTGACTACCGTGTTGCATTTGTAGGAGAAGAAGAACTGTATGAGTTTCTCCGCACATGGTTGGGTGAGCTTGATTATACAAAGGACAGCACAGTGTTGCAGCTTGAGTGGAAGAAGCTCATGAAAGGCAATCTGAAGGATCTGAAGGATCAAGTGGATGGTGCATATTGTATTAACATTGCAGCACTAGCTACAGTGGTTATCAGACACAAAGATGGTGAGAACAAGGAATATCAAGGCATTTACAACAAGGCTTTCCTTCCTGCTTATTACATGAAGAACTTCCGTCTGGTGAATTATAATGATTTCTCCGTGCAGAATGCTCTCAAGAGTAAGAAGACTAGAGATTTAAAACCTGTTGAGCGTTTTGTAGTGAATGTCACAGGAGAATATGGTTGTAAAGACTATTATGTTCTTCGTGAGCTGCAAGACTATAATCCAGGTGATAATCTAGTGGCATCTGACAAGGTGTTATCTAGCGACGGTGATGACTATTAATATCCATTCCCTCAATAGCCCTCATCAGCGATGGTGGGGGCTTTATTTTTGAATTATGATAACAATTCCTGTTAGTGTAGGTGAGCTGATTGATAAATACAGCATCCTACAGATAAAGAGATCTAAAGTGAGTGGCACCAAGCTTGAGAACGTGCAAAATGAAATACAAGCACTGATTTCTTACATAAGGCCCTATCTTATTATAGAAGGCATAAACAGGCTATATGAAGATCTGATAGGTGTGAACACACAATTATGGGATGTGGAAGATGAACTTCGTAAGTTGGAACATAAGAAACAGTTTGATGACAAGTTTATAGAGCTTGCTAGATCTGTTTACTATCTAAACGATGAACGTTTCAATATCAAGAATAAAATCAACGTGCTCACAGATTCAGACATTCAAGAAGTAAAACAGTATATTGATTACAAATGATTACAGGAGAAAAGAAGGTGAGGCTAACTCCCCAGGCTATTCTTCAGAAGATATCAGAGTATGACATATTTAGGTTCTACATGCCAGACAAGAGCTGGAAGATCAATCAGGCCACCTATTCTCCATTCAGAAAGGAGAACAATCCATCCTTCCTTATAGGAAATAGAAAGGGCTTTTTGTCCTTTATAGACTTTGCAGATACAAGTAAACGCGGAGATTGCTTTGCGTTTGTTAAAACCTTGTACAACATGCAGTCTATTGATGATGTCCTAAGGATGATAGACAAGGACTTTGGGCTAGGATTCCTACCAGGTCATTCTACAGGTGAATACAAAACTATCACCAAGGAATACAAACAACCTGATGATGTAGGTAAACGCTATTCTCTTATTCAAGTGGTGACACGCAAGTTCACACAAGAGGAGCTTTCCTATTGGAATGAGTATCACCAGAGTCTGGATGATCTAAGAGCTAACAATGTCTATTCCATCAAGAAGCTATATTTCAACAAACAAGCGTTTCCACTAAAGGAAACTGATTTGAGGTTTGGCTATCTGTATGATGGTCATTGGAAGATCTATCGTCCGTTTGCTGATAAGAAGAGCAAATGGGTGCCTAATAATGTTCCTATTACAGCCATGGATGGAAAAGCTGACATTGCTAATTGTGCTGTTGCTCTCATCAACAAGAGCAAGAAGGATTATATGGTGATGAAGAAGATATTTCCATGCTGCTGTGCTGTACAGAATGAGGGCGTAGGATGCTTTTCTGATGAGAATGTAGAATTTCTAAAGGCCAACTCTGACAGACAGATATTAAGTTTTGACAGCGATGAGACAGGTGTACACAACTCTCAGCAAATTACAGAGCTGTTTGATTTTGAATACATCAATGTCCCTCGTAGATATCTATCTGAAGGAATCAAAGACTGGGCAGATTTAGTAAAAAGACATGGGTATTATCCCGTACAGAATTATTTAACACAAAAAAGATTATTATGACAGAAAACAAAACCTCCTATGTAACAGCAAAAGACATTTTGTTACAAGCAGAGATTCCTCAAGAAACAAAGACATACAAACCAGTTACACATCAGCAGCTTATGGAACTTACGCTTGAAAGCATACACCAAGCAGGGTTTACACTGGACAAAGAGAAGTATAGCGCAGCAAGAGATGGTAATGTAGCAAATGGCAGATACACTATTAGCAATGTAGCAGATAGTGAAATGCAATTGCAAATTGGCTGGCAGAATAGCTATGACAAGAGCATGAGCCTTAAGTTTGCTATTGGCACACACATTATGGTTTGTTCTAATGGATGTGTATCAGGTGACTATGGTGCTTTCAAAAGGAAGCATGTGGGTGAGGTGCAAACGTTCACACCAACAGCTATTACAGAATACATCAAGCAGGCTGGTGAAGTGTTCAGAAACATGCAATCAGAGCGTGACAACATGAAGAACAGAGAAGTAACCAGACGCACTGCAGCTGAGCTCATTGGTAGAATGATTGTTGAAGAAAGCATCATTGAGAGTACACAGCTCAACATCATCCGTAGAGAGCTTGACAAGCCATCATTTGATTATGGTGCTCCAGGCAGCATGTGGGAACTCTATCAACACACCACGTATGCTCTGAAGGAGTGTCATCCAAGCAACTGGATGAAAAGTCATATTGATGCACATGCATTCTTTGTGAATGAAAGTGGATTGTTACTTCCTACAGATATCAATTCACCCATGGCTGAAACAATGAGAATCATGGAGCTTGGTGGAGATAGTCCAGAGGAAATTGAAGCATTTAGACAATTATCAATAGGATTTTAATATGGAATGGGAAAAATTCAAGGATAAGTTTCACGAGAGCTGGCATGCTAAAATGAGGCCATTTATTGAGAGCAATGAATGTGACGCTATCTATGAGTTTCTCAAGAAAGAAAGTAAGAGGGGCAAGCAAATTGCTCCTCTTTCTTCTAACGTGTATAGAGCGTTCAAAGAAACTCCTCTAGATGAACTAAAGGTGGTGTTGATGGGTATGTGTCCCTATCACACGTTTAAAAACGGAGAACCTGTAGCTGATGGCCTACTTATGGGCTGTTCTACAACAGGCTATCCACAGCCCTCATTAGACAAGTTCTATGACGCAATGGAAAAAGAATTCCATAACGGGCTCAACCTTAAAAGACACAAAGATCCAGATGTTAGCTATTTGGCTAAACAAGGCGTTTTAATGCTTAACGCAGCACTCACAGTGGAAATGAACAAAGCAGGCTCTCATAGTGATATTTGGGAACCATTTACGGTTTATTTGCTTGAGCATGTGCTAGACACATCTGGTGTACCATTCATCTTTCTAGGCAAGGATGCAGCTAAATACGAGCGCTACATACCTCCATTCACTTGGTCATTCACTGTATCACATCCAGCCAGTGCTTCCTACAAACAAACAGATTGGGAAACAGACGGTGTATTTAAGAAAGTGAATGAAATACTTAAACAAAACAACAACTTTGAGATAGGTTGGCTGAACATTAAATAATTTAATTTTATGGAAATCGATGTAACACAACTCCAAATGGGAGATGAGTTCCTCTATTCTGTACAGGGAACTCTTGCTAGAGCAAAGGTGATTAGACCTGTAATGCCAAGAAAGGTGCAACCTTCATGGAATCCACTGAATAGAGTATCTTATAAATCAGTGAAGTGTATAGTGGCTATGAAAGAAAAATCTTACACTACAAACTGGAATGGTAATACACGTACATGGACCAGGAAAGAATACAATGCCTCAGAAGAGTACACAACAGAGAAATACGTAGATCTCAATCACAGAAACATTTGGTTAATTAAAAGAAACTAACATGATCTTAGAAAGACAGAAAGAAGCACTCGTTCACCAAGAAGGTGAAACACAAGAATCGATTGGAATGTCCCTAGACTTAGACTCTGCACAGGTGCTCATGCAGATGCTTAGTAAGAATCTGTATTCAGATGCAATAGGATCCACTATTCGTGAGTGTGCGTCTAATGCACTAGACTCTCACAGAAGAGCAGGAACAGACAAACCTATTATTGTTTCTGTTGGAAGAAACAAAGAAGACAACTATGAATTCTCTGTAGAGGATTTCGGTACAGGGCTAGATGCTGAGGACGTAAAGACCATCATCAGCAAATATGGTAAGAGCACAAAGCGTAACAGCACTACAGAACTAGGCATGATGGGGCTAGGATTTAAGGCCCCACTAGCATATGCATCAAGCTTTTATTTTATCTGTCGTAAGGATGGAATGGAAAGAAAATATATGATGTATGAAGGTGAGGATGTCAACACAATTGATCTCCTATATGAAACACCCACAGATCAGCCTAATGGTGTCAAGGTGATTGTACCCTTCAAGTATTATGATAGGTATAACTTTGAGACCAAGACCAGAGAGCAGCTCGCTTATTTTAAGAACGTGTATTTCAATGTGGATGGTATTAGTAACAACTTCACTATTACACGTCATGAGCACTTTCAGTTCTCTGAGCTAGCTTCTAATCGCTATTTACACTTATGTCTGGATGATGTCTATTATCCAATTGATTTTGGTAAGCTGGGTATAGACATAATTGCTCTTCCTGTAGCTTTGAGGTTTAGTCTGACGGATGGAATATTCCCCACTCCTAACAGGGAATCCATCAGATATACACAAGAGGCCAAGACTGTCATTCTGGAGAAGCTTAAGAACGCTTCCAACTACTTCATTGAGAAATACAATGAAACAGTGAAGGAAACCACAGATCTGAAAAGAGTGATTGACTATTTCAGTGTAGACAATCGCTATTTGAAGATAGGTAAAACTGCATGGGATATACATCCTCTAGCTAAGTTTGCCACTGTGAAAATAGCTACGCCTAAACTAAAAGGCATAGAACTTCTAGACTTACAGCGCTTGGTAAAGCTACAAGACTATATCCTTGGTGAGTATGAGGGTAAGTATTTTGTCAATAGCAAAACCATGCGTGATACTAAACGCTATTATCAGTGTACATCCATCAGAAATCTTAAGCACACAGTGTATGTCTATTATGGAGACAAGATTCCTGGCTTAAAGAAGGACTACATCAAGAGTTTGCAACCTGATCATTACACAGATGCGTTGATTGTTAAGAAGACTAGATCATTTCCTCTACGTAACAAGAATGCACGTGGAGATTATGATAACTATTACACACTCCTCAACCTGAAGGACTATCCAAAGGAAAAGTGGAGAGCTATAATTCAGGAGTTCCAGTCTATTGTAAACAGCTATGTTGATAATTTCATCAGCATTGACACAATGGAGGTTCCTCAGGAGTTTATTGATAATAGAACCAGGCAGAGAATAAGCACAGGTGTAATCAAGGGAACAGGTGTTGCTACAGGTCCTAAGCGTGTTAAGCTGAAGGGTGAGATGATATGTAAACAAGCTGAACCTCTAGAGCGCTGGGTGGATGGTAAGAACTGTAAGTGGGTGAGCAAAACCTATGACATGGCTAAATTCCACCAGAACAAGTTCATATTTGTCTATGGTAAGCAGGAAGATGCTGAGAAAATGGACAAGTGGTTCAAGGCTACACGGGGTCTTAACGTGGAGCTAGCTGTTCTTAGTGACAGAGAAACCAAGCTTGTAGAGAAGATAGAATTACATAACATAATACCATTCAGTAAGTTTATGGAAGGAAAGAATAAACCATTCCAAAGAATAGTCACAGCATGTCTGATTGATCAGATGTATGATAAGTATAGAAGTATTTTCAATCAACGTCACTATCTCACAGGTATTTCTACTGATTTGTTTGATAAGATTGAACTTCTTAACAATTATAAAGTGAACAACTTCAAGGATGTGAATGATGAATTCAGAAATGTTATAGTGGAACATGCAAAGGAAATCAAACAGTTTGATCCAGAGATCTATCCTGTTTATCTACAGATGGATGCTGTCTTTAGTAGACTTTCGTTCCTTGATGCTGTACTTTCTAACATGCGTCATTACAACAGAGAAACTGACCCAATGAGACAAGCTCTTATAGATTTATTCAAATACCATAAGCATAGAATAGACTGGAAGAATTACAACATCCGTTTCAATGAAGACATCCCTTTAGAGAATCCGCTAACAACGGAAACTGTTGAAGAATTAATGAGTCAAGATTAAATTACATTAAAAAATAACACATGAGTATTTTTAGCCTCAACTGGTTTAAATCTAGAAAAGAAAAAGAAATAGAAGAATTAAAGCATGAAATCAAGCTGAAAGAATTACAAAAGAGACTTGATAGCATGGACACGCCTGCTCCACAAGTTTCATGGACTGTTTCACCATCTTATGCAGTGAGCGATGTAAAACCATACAAGAATATCAAATTGGTGAATGACATGCTCACTATTGTTCTGAATGATGGTTCTATTATCAGCAAACCTGGTGCCACTAATGATGACTTTCAATATGCTCGTAAGGCAAGTACAGAGCAACAACTACTAAACCTTGTTGCTAGTCAGGAGGTTATTGCAGAAAGAAAGAAAAGAGAAGCAGAAATAGCTAAATCCAAAGCTCTTAAGAATGGTATTGATAGACTGGTCCATCTCAGAGACTTCCGTAAGGATGGTGATTCTGTCTACCTGGTGGGCGTAGATAGATCTTTACCACAGCTGCTGGTAGAGGAATTTATTACACTGGCTGATAAGTATCATTTCAATCAGGAACTCCTTGATGAAAACGATGAGTATCAATCACTTAAGCGCTTCTTTATGTGGTGCTGCCTCAATCCAAGAGCAGAAGTGGCAGATAAGCTATACAACTTCCTCAAGAAGAACGCATTCAAGATCACCAAGCAGGGCTTCTTTGTCGCACTCAGGAACGTAGTAACGCTCCACGGATCTACAGAGCTGGTTCAGTTTGTGAGCAATGCATACAACAAGGTGAAGGCTGTATGGAAGAAGAGCCCAGATGATTATACAGTGTTCTTGAAGGATGGTGAATATAAGTTTGTACATAACAATGACCTATCTGAAACCTTTACGTGTGAATATTGTGATGGTTTTGGATATGATGAAGATGTTGCAGATGATGAATGTTGTGAATGTGGAGGATCTGGACAGTGTGAAGCTTTTGTAAATCATGGTGAAAGAATAGGTGGTCTAACAGAACTCTATCTTGATTTGCCTAATAGGGTAGAGAATAGATTCACAGATGCGCACACACATACATTTGACATCCGTGTTGGTAAGGCTGTAAGCATGGATCCTAAATCATGTCGTTGGAATACAGACGATTGTGGTGCTGAAGGTTTGCATTTCACCTCTGATGAGATTCATTATGTAGGATGTGGAGATCAGTCTGTGCTAGTGCTCATTAACCCAATGAAGGTGGTGGGTATAGGTGAATCCAAGGGTAGATGCTGGGAATATCTCCCAATCATGACTGTTCCTCGTGAGGAAGCTACATCTATCCTCCATGATTTGGACTTTGACACTTTGCAGCTAGATGACAGCTATGCTATTCGTGAGCTTGAGAATCTGACAGAAAAGGCAAAAGATGGATTTGTTGCTGAGAGCAAGAAGCATGAATTCAACATGCCTCATATATCATCAGCAGAGATTGAGAACATCGTTGCTTCTCTTGATCAGATGAAGAGTGAGATAAGCAAGCGCATTGTGCCTCTTGATTAATATATTTGGAGAGTGTCCTAATATTTCGTATATTTGGGACACTCCCCTTTTTATAAACCATTGATTATGAGGAAGAAAAGCGCTCCTAAGAAGCCACGCGTAGCTAAACCTAGAAATGCTGGCACTATGACAGAATCAGCATTTTGGTCTTTTATTCGCAGCGCTCTTAGGCAAAAGAGCAGATTTTGGAAGCCAATATTGCAATGCAAGTTG